TCTTCCGATCTTACAGGAGAGAATAGGGGATCAGGTAACAACTACTTTAATGGAGTTATTAAAACCTAAAGCAGCTGCCTGTATTATTGAAGCTAAGCATACTTGTATGTTAATGCGGGGTGTTGAGAAACAGAATTCAGTAATGGTTACTTCCAGTATGAAAGGGGTATTTTTAACTAAACCAGAAGCTCGTCAGGAATTAATGCAATTAATAAAAGGATGAAGATTTATATTGCTGGACCAGAACCAAATGAATTGAAGTTATTAAAAACTTTATTATTGAGTTATTATGATATATATCCTCAATTCCATTTAGAAAGAAAACTTTTGAAATATTAAAAAATGAAAATATATCTTGCAGGAACACCGGGAACTGAGATCAGAGAGAGAGAGTGGATAAAAATATATAAAACAAGATTGCTTTCATTTTGGGATATAAAACAAAATCAATTTTCAGTTCCATATGCTTTTAATTTAATAAAACGATGCAATCATATTTAGCCGGTGTTCCCGGGGGAGGAACAACAGGAGATTGTAAGAGAGAGAGAGAGAGTTAAATAAAATTTGGATAAAACGATTATGGTCTTATTATTACCTCATATTAACAAACGGAATTATGATAAATAGTAAAAAAGTTGAATTATTTCTTGACTCTGGGGCATTTTCAGCATGGACTCAGAAGGTTGAAATTAACATTGATGATTATATTCAATTCATCAAAGAAAATGAAGATGTTATTGATGTATATGCTAATCTCGATGTCATCGGTATTGGAGGAAAACAACCAAACGAATTAACAGCTAAGAAAACTCTAGAGAATCAGAAGATAATGGAGAAAGCTGGGTTGAGTCCCTTACCTTGTTTTCACTTTGGTGAACCATTGACTTACTTAGAGTATTATATTAAAAATTATGAGTACCTTGCTCTGGGAGTAGCAGGAAACTCAGGATCAAAATTAATTCCTTGGTTTGATCATTTATTCTCCAATTATATTTGTAATAAAAATGGGATTCCTAAAGTTAAGATACATGGTTTTGCTGTGACTTCATTAAAATTAATGCTTCGTTATCCATTTTACTCAGTAGATTCAACCTCTTGGGTAGTAACCGGTAGAATGGGTAGTATTTACATTCCAAGATATAAAGATAACAAATGGATATATGATGAGAATTCATGGAAGATTTCTGTATCTAACCGAAGCCCAAACCAGAAAGAGGTTGGTCAGCATTTTACAACCTTACCGAGAGATCAGCAGAAATTATTATTAAAATACATTACTGATAAGGGTTATAAACTTGGGAAGTCTGAGTTTAAAAAAGTTGAACAAAGTCATGTATTAGTTGAGAATGAAAAATGGGCTGAAAAGAAACCGATTGATAAAACTAGTAAACGAGAACTTGAAATAGTGCTTGAAGAAGGCGTCTCTAATAAATATCAATTAAGGGATGAGATGAATATTATTTATTTTCTTGACCTTGAAAAATCAATGCCTGAGTGGCCTTGGGCTTTTAAAAGAAAAATTAAAGGATTTGCATTATGAGAATATACTTAGCAACTTGGTTATTTGACAAGACTTTAGGAAGAAGTCTAACCAAAAAGAAAGCATCAAACCGATTACTTAGTTATCATTTTCTAACCCAACAAGAAATTACTAATGAACAATTAAGTAAATATTGCACTTCTGGTCGGTTAAATACTTCAAAAAAATGAAAATATATCTAGCTACTCCACCTAAAAAATATTATAAATTAAATCCTAAAATACTTTTTAGTTATTTCATGATATTATTTCCAGATCAAAAATGGGGGGCTAAAAGCGATTTTAAAACAATTAAAAATTTAAATTATGAAAATTAACAAATCAGAATTACTTAAAGCTTTAGAAATAGTAAAGCCTGGACTAGCTAACAAAGAGATCATAGAACAATCAACTTCATTTGCCTTTATTAATGGTAAAGTAATTACCTTCAATGATGAGATTTGTTTATCTCATCCTATCGCTCAGTTAAATATTGAAGGAGCAATCAAAGCTGAAGAGTTTTACAAGTTACTAAGTAAAGTAAAAAAAGAAGAAATGGAGATTGATTTAATAAAAAATGAAATTATCATTTCTTGTGGAAAGATGAAAGCCGGATTAACTCTTCAAAGTGAAATTAAACTTTCCCTCGATCAGGTTGCAGCTCCCGGTAAATGGAAGAAGATACCAAACCAAGTAAATTTTATTAAGTATTTAAAACTAGCCTCAGCATCTTGTGGTAGGGATATGAGTAGACCAATTTTAACCTGTATTCATGTGAGTAAAGAAGGGTTTATTGAGGCTTCAGATAACTATCAAATAATACGATGTGAATTAGGAGAAGAAATGCCTGTAGATTCATTCTTAATCCCAGCTTCTTCAGCTATGATCATTATTAATCTTAGACCTAATAAAATAACATTGAGTGATGGTTGGGTACATTTTATGACTGAAGAAAATACAATGTTATCATGTCGGATATTTTCTGAAGAATATCCTGATATTGGTAATCTTTTAGATATTGAAGGAATTCATATTGAGTTTCCAAAAACGTTAGCTGAAATACTTGACCGGGCTACCATCTTTGCAAAACAAGATCATATAATGGATGAATCAGTTAAAATTACTATTGGAAATAAAAGAATAAAAGTTGAATCTGAATCTCAATATGGTTGGTTTAAAGAAGAAGCTAATGTACATTTTAGTGATTCTCCATTTACATTCTCTATTTTAATCTATCTTTTAAAAGATATTTTAAAGGAAACCTCTGTATGCACTTTATCTGATAACTGTATGAAATTTACTGGGGAAGGTTGGTCATTTATCACAACCCTAAATGAAATGAAAGAATAATGGAAAAAAATTATCAAAAATTTTTAGATAAAAAAGAATTATTATTTAAGCCTGTTGGATTTGAACCGACAATGAAAATAAGTTCAATATTATACCCCTTCCAAAGGGATATTACAATTTGGGCTTTAAGAAAAGGGAGAGCTTGTTTGTTTGAAGATTGTGGGTTAGGAAAAACTCCACAACAATTAGAATGGGGAAAGCATATTTCTAATAAAGAAAAAGCCCCTGTTTTAATTGTTGCCCCATTAGCAGTAGCAGAACAAACAAAACAACTTGGAGATACTTTATTTAATGTCCCTGTTACAATATGTGAAAGTCAAAAAGATGTTAAAAAAGGAGTTAATATTACTAATTATGAAAAATTACATAAATTTAATGGTTCTTCATTTTGTGGGATTGTATTAGATGAAAGTAGTATATTAAAAAATATGTCTGGAAAAATAAGAAATCAAATTATAGATATGTTTTCTACTACTCCCTACCGATTAGCATGTTCAGCAACACCTTCCCCAAATGATTATATGGAATTAGGAAATCATTCTGAATTTCTTGGTATAATGACTTATTCTGAAATGTTAAGTATGTTTTTTATTAATGATTCAGGGGATACTGGTCAATGGAGATTAAAAAAACATGCTGAAGAAAGAAAATTCTGGGAATGGGTATGTTCATGGGCTGTGATGTTATCTAATCCATCAGATTTAGGTTATAAACAAGAAGGGTTTGATTTACCAGAATTAAAATATTTTGAACATAAAATACCAGCTAAAAAATCAAATTTTGGATTTTTTATTAATGAAGCTAAAACAATGGATGAACGTAGACAAATTCGAAGAGAAACAATACCAGAACGTTGTAATTATGCTGCTGAATTAATAAATAAAACTAATGATCAATGGTTGATTTGGTGTGGGTTTAATGAAGAAAGCCAATTATTAACTAAATTAATAAAAGGAGCTGAAGAAATAACTGGATCAACTGATTATGGGTTACGTAAAGAAATAATGCTTGGTTTTACTAATAAAAAAGTAAAACGTTTAGTAACAAAACCCAAAATTGCTGGATTTGGTATGAATTGGCAAAATTGTAATAAAATGGTTTTTGTTGGACTTTCTGATTCTTGGGAACAATTATATCAAGCTATACGAAGAGTTTGGAGATTTGGACAAACTGAAATAACAGAATGTCATATTGTAATTGAAGAACGTGAAGGGGCTGTATTAAAAAATATAAAACGTAAAGATGACCAAGCAAAACATATGATGAAAAATATTCTTACTCAAACAAAAGATATTGTAAAACAAGAAATAAATAATAAAATAATTAAAAAAGAACAAATTAAAATAAAAATGAAATTACCATTATGGATGAATTAATTCAACAAATAGAAAAATATGAACAGAGATTATGAACTCTGAGAATAAAATTAAGAGAAAAAGAAAGGATTGAATCCCCTGCAAAAGTTTATGATCAGGTAATTACAGATAAATATTCAATATATTGGGGGATTGTATTGAAGTTATTAAAGGAATACCAGATGAATCTATTCATTATTCTATATTTTCACCACCATTTTTAAATTTATTTGTGTATAGTAATTCTCTTTTGGATATGGGAAATTCAAAAAATGATAAAGAATTTTATACTCATTTTTCATATTTAATCCCTGAATTATATAGAGTTTTAAAATCAGGAAGATTAATTAGCATCCATTGTTCTATTATTCCAATGACACTACAACATGATGGAGTTATGGGATTAAAAGATTTACCGGGAATGATTGTTAAATTATTTGAGAATTTTGGATTTATTTATCATAGTAAAGTAATGATTTGGAAAGACCCCTTATTACAAGCTGTAAGAACAAAAATGTTATCCCTTGCTCACAAACAAATAAGTAAAGATTCATCTCGATGTGCTCAAGGATTTGCTGATGAAATATTAACTTTTAGGAAGCCTGGAGAAAATACAGAACCGGTTGCTCATGGACGTGGATTTGAAAATTATATTGGGGAAAAACAAGAACCAAAAAAAGATAAAAATGATAACCCAAAAATAAATAAATATTCACATGAAGTTTGGCAACGTTATGCTTCCCCTGTTTGGATGGATATTAGTCAATCAGATACTCTGAATTTCAGGGCAGCAAGGGATCAAGCCGATGAACGTCATATTTGTCCTTTACAATTACAAGTTATTGCTCGGTGTTTAGAATTGTGGACGAATGAAGGAGATATTGTATTAAGTCCATTTGCTGGGATTGGGTCAGAAGGTTATGAATCATTAAGAAAACAGCGTAAATTTATTGGGATTGAGTTAAAAGAAAGTTATTATAAAAGTGCTATTAAAAATCTCAATAATGCAAAAAATAAACAAAAAGGATTATTATAATGAATACAGGATTTTTTAGTACTAAGCAAACTCAATCCGATCTACGACCAGACGGTAAAACTTATTCATGTGCCTCCTGTGGTTTATATAGGAATGCAGTTAATCCAAAGATGAAACCTTTTGGTAATTTCAAAAAAGGTATTTTAAATATTGGAGAAGCTCCCGGTAAAAGTGAAGATGAAAAAAGTAAACAATGGCAGGGGAAAACAGGTAGACTACTTCAAAGAACCTATGAAAAACTAGGTATTGACCTTTTTGAAGATTGTTTAAATATTAATGCTGTGAATTGTAGACCGATAGAGAATGATAATAACCGTACCCCAACAAATCATGAAATAACTTGTTGTAGAAATGTTATAGTATCAAAATTGATAAAAGAATATCAACCAAGCATTATTATTTTACTGGGAGGGAATGCTGTTTACTCAGTGATAGGTCATCGTTGGATGAGGGATTTAGGTGGGATTAGTAAGTGGAGAGGTTGGACAATACCGGACAAAGATTATAAGGCATGGATTTGTCCGGTGTTCCACCCCTCTTTTGTAGAACATAGTGAAGGCTCAGAAGTACAATTAATCTGGGAACAGGATTTACAACGAATCTTTGAATTAATAAAAGAACCACTCCCAAAGTACCGGGAACCGAGAATTGAAATTATTGATGATCTGTCTGTTTTGAATAAGATAGAAAGAGGTATGATTACCTTTGACTATGAGACTACTGGATTAAAACCACAAGCAGTAGGACAACGCATTGTTAGTTGTGCTGTAGCCGTAAATGAAAATCATGCTTATAGTTTTCTTATACCTGAAACCCGCAGAGAGCGTCAACCTTTGGTTGATTTACTAGCTAATGATAATATAGAGAAAATTGCCCATAACATGAAATTTGAACAGGGTTGGAGTGTAGTTCGTTTAAAACAATCTGTAGAGAATTGGGTATGGGATAGTATGCAGGCTGCTCATCTATTAGATAACCGCCCAGGTATTACAGGACTTAAATTTCAGGCTTTTGTTAATTTTGGAGTGGTTGATTATAGTAGTGAGATTGATCCTTATTTAAAAGCTGAAAATGCTAATGGGATTAATAAGATTGAAAAATTGATTAGTACTCCTTCTGGTAAAGAAAAGTTATTAACTTATGGAGGACTTGATGCTGTATATGAATACCGGTTAGCTATAAAACAAATGAAAACAATGAATTATGATCCACTACCCTTCTGATACTCGAGTTTGGTTCTGGGTGAGTGATACCTCAAGGGAACATGGAATTGTTAAAAGCTGGGTATATGATACTTGGTATGAGATTAGAAGCATCGATAACGGAAAACTTTATTTAGTATTACCTGAATTTATTATAATTGATAGGAGGTTTTATGAAAACAAAAGCAATTGGAATTTTGATAATTTTGTTACTGAGTTTTATCTTAGTGAATTGTTCGACTTATATTAATTTTGCTGATATTGATGGTGAGGAGTATATTTTTAAAAGCAGAACTTTTAAACTTGATACTGTTATACAAAAAGGAGATACTATTTATTATACATTAATTAAAATGAAATGATATGACCATTCTAGAAACTTTCTATAATAGATATATACAAACCCCTTACTCAATGAGGTTTAATGAGTTATCAGATAAGGATAAAAAACTTATTGAAAATAGTATGATGTATCAAAAGTATCTTATTGATCAGGCAGTAAAAAAGTTTAAGTTTGAGGTATTTAATAGTAAAACATACATTGCGTTTATCAATGTAGTCAAACAATTAAATAAACTAAATAAATGATAGTTAACCCAAGAACCTCACAAGCGTACCAGCTATTCCACAATGGTATATTAGCATTATCCAGAGCTGAATTACAAGGAATCCGAGTTGATCTTGATTACATCCAAACAGCAAAGAAACATATCAATAAAAAGATAAATGATTTGGAACAACAATTCTACAAATCTAAGTTCTTTCAACATTGGAAACATACCACTAAAGGAGAAGTCAATATCAATAGTAATTATCAACTAGCTCATTTCCTTTATGGAGTTAAAAAAATCATTCCTACTAAAACAACTACTTCAGGGAAAGGTTCTACTGATGAAGAAGCTCTGCAACAATTGAATCTACCAGAATTAAGTGAATTGCTAGAGATACGTAAGCTAAAGAAGATTTGTAATACTTATCTGGAGTCATTTGAACGAGAGCAGGTAAAAGGATATATACACCCATTCTACAACCTTCATTTAGTCCGTACGTTCCGTTCTTGTATAGCTAAAGGGACAAAAATATTATCAGTTAGGGATTTTCAAAAGTTTCCAGAAGGAGTTCCAATTGAATTAATTAAAACTGGAGATTATGTTTATTGTTTTGATGATAATTTAAATCCTGCTATTCAAAAAGTAAAATGGGCCGGAAAAACAGGTTATAAAGAAGTAATACGTATTCATTATGTAGTAAATGGTGGAGGTGGTAAAGGTTATTTAGATGTAACCCCAGAACATAAAATTAGATTAATTGATGGATCATATGTTCAAGCAAAAAATTTAATTGGTGATTTTAGAAAATTAAATGATAATAAACATATTCCAAAAATAAGAACTTTATCATGTAAAAGAGTAAATGATACATTAAGATTTACAGGGCATTTAAAATGTGGAAATGGTTTATTAGAACATCGTTTAATTTATTCTCAATTAATTGGAGAACTAAAAAATAAAGATATTATCCATCATAAAGATGGGAATCATTTAAATCATAATCCAAAAAATTTAGAAAAAACTAATTTAAAAGATCATGCAAGTTATCATAATAAAAATGCTTCTATTGAGGTAAAAAATAAAAGAATACAAACTCTTAAAGAAAATAGACATAAAATAAAATATAAAAAGGGATTAGAAAATCATAATAGTTTAAAATTATCTAAATTTAATTATATCTTATTATTAGCTAAAAGTAAAGGTCATATAACTCATTTAAATTATGATTTTGGAACTATTAAAAAATATCTTAATTTATATTCAATTGATCCTGAAATCATAAAATTAAGGTATGATAAAAATGGAATGTTTATATCTAAAAAAAGATTAATTAAATTAAGTAAATTCGGTAGATCAAAAGTACAAAGTATACTTGGTCATAATTATTATAAATTATTAAAATTATATAAATTTTATGGGATTGATCCAAAAAGAAAATGGGCAAATCAATATGGGAAATTTCAACCGGGGAATCATATTATATCTAAAATTGAATGGATTCATAAAAAAGTAGATGTTTATGATATTGAATTGGAAAAGTATCATAACTTTTTTGCAAATCAGATTTGTGTTCATAATTCAGCAGATTCTCCTAACTTCCAGAACATACCCAAAAGAGATAAAGAAGCAATGAAAATATGTCGAAGTGCTTTATTCCCTCGTCCCGGTCATCAATTAGTGGAGGTGGATTTTAGTGGGTTGGAAGTTCGTATTGCTGCCTGTTATCATAATGATCCAGTAATGATAAAATACATCAATGATCCAAAGAGTGATATGCATAGTGATATGGCTAAGCAAATATTCATTATGGATAAGATTGATAAAAGTATTGAATCTCATTATACTTTAAGACAAGCTGCTAAGAATGGATTTGTATTCCCTGAATTCTATGGTGATTATTATAAAAATTGTGCTATTGGTATTTGTAATGATTGGATACATTTACCTCAAAAGAAATGGAAGTCAGGTGAAGGTATTCAAATGTTTGATGATGATCCTTTGTATTTTATATCTGACCATTTAATTAGTAAAGGAATAAAATCATTTGATCAATTTGTAGAACATATTAAAGAAATTGAATATGATTTTTGGAACAATCGTTTTTCAGCTTATCAAGAGTGGAAAGAACGTTGGTATACTGGTTATCAAAAGTACGGGTATATTGATATGAAAACTGGATTTCGTTGCAGTGGGTTAATGAGTCGTAATGACATAATTAATTACCCGGTGCAGGGGGCTGCTTTTCATTGCCTCTTATGGTCTTTTATTGAAACTGATAGTCTGATACGGTTTAAGAATTTAGACAGTAAACTCGTAGGTCAAATACATGATAGCATGATCCTAGATGTTAACCCTGATGAAAGGGAGTATTTAGTTAAAGAAATAAAGAAAATAACCTGTGAGAGATTACCAGCTACATGGGATTGGATTATTGTCCCTTTAGATGTAGATGTAGAAGTTCATCCTGTGGATGGGAGTTGGGCTGATTAAAAATCAATTAAAATAAATTATTATGACATATATTTTTTATAGAAAAAATGGATTTTATTCTTTAGAATTAAAAAATGATAAAGAAGCTATTAAAAATGCTAAAATTAATGAAGGAACTATAAAAGTTACAGATTTAAACTTGAAAATAATTTATGAAATGTGAAACCAAATATTGTCGGAACGAAGCAGATAAATACAGAAAACTTTGTCCTAAATGTAGGATGAGAAAATTCAGAGATAAAAACCCAATAGGGTATTGTTACTACAATCTAAGAAAACGGGCTAAGAAAAGAGGAAAAGAATTTACCATTACCAAAGCTGAATTCAAAATATTTTGTGAAGAAACTAATTATCTGGAATTGAAAGGTAGGTTTAAAAATGATATGAGTATTGATCGTATAATTGATAGTAAAGGGTATTCATATGATAATATTCGTATTTTATCAGTTGGTAAAAACTCTAGCAAAAGAGGTTATGATAATAGGGATGAAGAATGTCCTTTTTAAAAATTAATAGTTAAATTGTATAATATATAATATATGAGCCTTTATTTAAAATACCGACCAAAGACATTAGATCAAGTATATGGTAATGAAGAAACCATATCAACTCTACAGGGAATGCTATCAGAACCTAGTAAATGCCCTCATGCTTTTTTACTCACCGGTCAGACCGGTTGTGGTAAAACCACCGTTGGTAGAATTATTGCAGATATGTTAAACTGTAAAGGGAATGATTACAGGGAAATTGACTCAGCTGATTTCCGGGGGATTGACTCAGTAAGGGAAATTCGTAAACAAAGTCAATTTAAACCTTTAGAATCTCCCTGTAGAGTTTGGTTACTTGATGAAGTTCATAAAATGACAAATGATGCTCAAAATGCATTACTAAAGATTTTGGAGGATACCCCACATCATGTTTACTTTATTCTTTGTACTACTGATCCTCAAAGTTTACTAGCTACAATAAAGGGTAGGTGCAGTCAATTCCAATTAAACCCTTTGACTGAAAAGCAAATGTTTCGATTACTAAGAAAGATCACTAAGAGTGAAAATACTGAATTAGATCAGGAAGTATATGATCAAATCATCATGGACTCGTTTTGTTTGCCTCGTAATGCTCTTCAAATACTTGATCAGGTCATTCAGGTTGATCCAGAGCGAAGATTGATTGTAGCCCGTAAACAAGCTGAACAACAAAGTCAAAGTATTGAGCTTTGTAGGGCTTTGATTAGTTTAGCTGGATGGAAGAAAGTTAGAACTATACTGGATGGGTTGAAGAATGAAGATGCTGAGAAGATTAGACGTCATGTACTGGGTTATTGTCAGAGCGTGTTATTAAAGGATGATAATGCAGTAGCTGGGTTAATTATTGAAGAGTTTTTTCAACCTTTCTATTCAGTAGGGTTTCCTGGGTTAGTTTATGCATGTTATAGTATTGTTAAATCTTAAATAAATAAAATGATTAATTTTGATTTAGAATATAATAAATATTTTTTCAAACCCGATTCAGCTATTTATTTTTTATTATATAAAAATAAAATTGTTTATATAGGAAAATCAAAACAATTTACCATAAGGATTTTAAATCATATAAAACAAAAAGTAAAAATATTTGATCAGGTAAAAGTATTATTTGTCAAATTAGAAGATTTAAATAAAAAAGAAATGCATTATATTAAAAAATTTCAACCAAAATATAATCAAATATATACTTTAAAATATAAATTAAATAAAAGTCAATTAATAAAGAAAAAAAGAAAAGAGAAAGAAATACGATTAAAAATTTGGGATATAAATTTAAAAAATAATAATCCCCTTAAAAATCATAGATATTGTAGCAATTTAGCAAATATGATAAAGAGAGATTAAAATTAACTAACATTTTTAATATAAAAACTATGAATTTAAATTATGAAGAAGACATCAGAATTGATCCAGATAGTCTGGATATTGAATGGTTAGATCAACCTAATTTACTATTGAGGTATGCTAAAAACTCAGCTAACACCCGTAAAATATTAGATGAGGCTAAAGAAACTTTGGATATTGTAAAAGCCAAAGCAGATAAAGACATTAGGAATAATCCTGATGATTATGATCTTAATAAAGTAACTGATAGTTCTGTTGCTGCTGCAATCTTACTGCATAAAGAATTTAAAGAAGCAAATAAAGAATTCCTTGAAGCAAAATATAATGTAGAAATAGCACAAGCAGCACTTAATGCCGTTAATCAAAGAAAAGATGCACTTGAGAATCTTGTTCGATTACATGGAATGCAATATTTTGCCGGGCCAAAAATGCCCCGTGACTTATCAGCTGAATGGCAACGTAAACAGGAAAAACAAGCTAATGCAAATGCATTAGTGGGTAGTAAAATGAAAAGGAGAACTAAATGAGTCCAGTAATTCTGTTAGCAATTGGGAGTCTGAGTGGAGTATTAATTTACACCTTATTGACTCCATTAATATACAGATTTCACTTATGGTATTTAATGAGAAACATTGATAAATTTTTAAAACAAAAAGCAAACGAGTATGAAAACAACAAAAAGAAAAAGTAATTTTCGGGATAAAGTAAACAAGAACCGAGAAACACAAAAGAACTGTGGATCAAATTATGGTTATTTACAATTACCAAAAGGTCTTCAGGTCTTTAAAGAAGAAGAGGGAAGAGTAAAATTTGATATTATTCCTTATGAGGTAACAGATGAACATCATCTTGACCGGGATGATGAAAATGGAATTGCTCAAGTTGGAGAACTTTGGTATAAGAAACCATTCCGTATTCACCGGAATATTGGTATTGATAATGAAACAATAGTATGTCCCGGAACCTTTGGTAGGAAATGCCCCGTATGTGAACAACGAGCTAAGATGGTTCGTGAAAAAGCCGATAAAGAGGATATAAAACCTTTGAATTATTCTCTTCGTAATCTTTACTTAATTATTCCTATTGGTTCTAAAAAACATGAAGAAGAAATTCATATTTGGGAAATTGCACAAGGGAATTTTCAAAGTCAATTGCATGATGAATTGGAAGAAAATCCTGATAATGGAAATTTTCCTGATATTGAAGATGGACAAACAATTAAAGTTCGTTTTTCAGAAGAAACCCTATATAAGAATAAATATTACTCTGCTGGAAGAATTGACTTTGAAGAAAGAGCAGAACAATATGATGAATCAATTTTAAAAGATATTCCTTGTTTGGATGATATTCTAAAAGTTTTTTCTTACAAAGAAATTGAAGCTAAGTTTTTTGAGCTTGGTGATGAAGAAACTGAGGACAAAGAAACAGAGATTGATGAAGATGATGAAAAACCGGTTCGTAAAAAGAAAGTAATTAAAAAGGAAATTGAAGAAGATGATGAAGACGATGAACCAGTTAAAAAGACTTCAATAAAAAAGAAAAAAGTTGAGGTTGAGGAACCAGAGGAAGAAGAGGAAGAAGAGAAAGAAGAGGAAGAAGAACCGGTAAAGAAAACATTCAAACGTAAAAAAGTTGAAGAACCTGAAGAAGATCCAGATGAGGATGATGAACCAAAAACCAAAAAAGGTTCAAAAAATACTTGTCCATTTGGTCATCGGTTCGGTAAAGACAATAACAAATTTGACGATTGTGATGATTGTAAAGTTTGGGACAATTGTGATGATGCTCAAGCATAATTATTTTAATAATTAAAATGAATAAAATTTTCAAAACCAGGAGTGAATTCTCCCGGGGATCAGAAAAGGGGCTTGCCGTATTTCAATTGACTCGGCAAGTCCTTAATTACATCTCTCTGTATGCTATGAGTCATGAAATGACTAAAAGTAAAGTCATACGAGATATAGTAATGGATTGGTATGCGACTAAAAGTAGAATAGACTTAACATGTACTGAAAATTTAATTAAAATGATAGTGAAAAATTTGATGAAAAATTATCCTGTTGAGTCTTTTTCCAAAGCTGAGATGAAGGAATTCCAAAACAAGATCATTGCGGAATTGGAAGCTAAAAATATTGAACCAGAACAAATAGCTAAAATAATTAATGAATTATGATACGAAAAAAGAGAACTCCTTTATCCACTCAAATGACAGATAAAGTTAAGAATGGCAAGATTAAAAAATTAGAACCTGAATTTAATGGGAATACTGAAACCGTTATTAGTACAGGTTCTACATTACTTGATTTAGCCATTAGTGGAGGTAGGGTTAAAGGAGGGGGAATTCCTGGGGGAATATTAGTAGAGATATTTGGACCTGAGTCTTCCGGTAAGACCGTATTGCTTTGTGAAATTGCTGGTAATATTCAACGAGGTGGTGGGGATGTTATGTTTCATGACCCTGAAGCCAGACTGAACAAACAGTTTGCCCAAATATTTGGATTACGTATTAAAGATAAAGATCACTCTACACCAAACACAATTCCAGAAGTATTTCAAGCTGTGCGGAATTGGGAACCGGAAAAAAGTATTAATATTCATGGTGTATTTGCTGATTCATTAGCGGCCCTCTCTACTGATCTTGAAATGGATAATGATGATGGTGATAAAATGGGAATGCGTAGGGCTAAAGAATTCAGTGAAGAATTAAGAAAAACCTGTCGGATACTAGCTAAAAATAATTATCTAATGGTCTGTAGTAATCAAATACGGGAAAGCACTGATGTAAGTTTTGGTAAAAAATACCATAGTCCTGGGGGGAAAGCTATTGGATTTTATTCTAGTCTACGATTACGAGCTATGGAGACTACAAAAAAAACTATCCCTATTAAATTTGCTGGGAAAGATGTAAAACGAGCTATTGGTGTTCGTACTTTTTTTGAAGTGAGTAAAAGTAGTATTTGGAAACCTTTTCGCACAGCTCCGGTAACTATCCTTTTTGATTATGGAATTGATGATATCAGGGAGAATTTACAATTTATAAAAGATTACACCAAAGCAAATACTTATGCTGTTCTAGGAAAAAACTTAGATAAATCTATGGAAACTTCCATTAAAATAATTGAGGCTGAGGGATGGGAAAAGAAACTCAAATTTCAAACTATTGAGCTTTGGGAAAGTATTGAAGAAAAATTTAACAGTAATCGAAAAACAAAAGTAAGATGAATCCTAAATTAGTTATAACAGATCAAGATAAAAAAGTGATTGAAAATATATTATTAATTCTATGTGATTACTTTAATTTGAAAAAGAGTTTTATTAATGAATTACCAGTGATGAAATTTCTGTTAATTTATTTATGTGCTTTTTATAGTGGTTTTTCTGCCTATAAAATAACAGCTTTGGGAAATACTTTAGGGGTACCAATGAATTATTCTGTTCGTAATTACTCTAAAGAAAGAATTAAAAATTTATGTTCTATATACCCTGAATTCAAGCAACAGGTTGATGAAATTGGGATATTAATTAAAAATCATCTTAATGAAAAGAACTAACTCTGTTTATAAGCACACCATTCTTGTAAATGACCCCAGTATGACTGCTTGGGGTTGGGTTATTATGTCCTATGATAGCAAAATACTTGAAATGGGCTGTATTAAAACAGAAAAAGCAAAAAAGAAATTAAGGATTAGGGTATCTGATGATAATACAAAACGCATTTCTGAAGTAAATAAAATACTACTTGAAAAAATAAAAAAATGGAATGTGAATTATATTATTTCAGAACTTCAACATGGAAGCCAAAGTGCCGTAGCCGCTAAATGGCAGGGAGCTGTAACGGCAATAGGACAAACTATAGCTGATACTTTGGATATTGGAATTGAATGGTATTCTGAAGGAGATAGTAAAAAATGCTTGTTAGGGAAGCAGTCAGCTACCAAACAGGAAACTATTGATGCTATTGATAAATTATATAATGTCCCTTGGACACATACTAAATATATTGATGAGGCTATTGCAGATGCTCTTTCTGTTCATTATGTAGCTAGTAAACAAAGTTCAACTTTAAAATTATTTAAAAACCAGTAATCATGAAAAGAACTATTTTTTATGCTAAAAAGTACGTACTTAAAAAGAACATGGCTATTTGGGTATTATCTACAGCTTTATTCTTTTCAGTCATTATTAATATTTTTCAACTAGAAATATTTTTTTGGATAAAAAAACCATTCACCCAGCAAGTAATATTAAATGAAAAACAAGAAATGATTATAGATGATTTGTTTGTCCTAAAAAAAGATATGCAATTCAGTTTTATTCAATATCAACTTCAAAAGAATTCTATCTTTGATCCATTACAAGATAACATGATGGAAAAAAATAGAAGTATGGATTCTTTATTACTTACGTTAAATGAATATAGTTTAGGGGGAGGAGATGATAAAAAACATAAGAATAATAAATTTTCAAAGTCACCAAAATAGTTTTCTTAAATTTGATTCTGGCGTAAATATTATTGTTGGTGAATCTGATAGAGGTAAATCAGCTATTATAAGAGCTTTACGTTGGTTAATTTGGAATCGTCCTACAGGAGATGATTTTCGCAGTAACTGGGGGGGAGATACAGAAGTCACTATTGAAATTAATGATGAAGTATTTATAACCCGTAAAAAAACTAAATCATTTAATGGGTATATAGTAAAGAGTCTCGGAAAAAAAGATAGTGAATTTGAAGCTATTCAAACTGATATACCGGGAGAAGTTATTAAATTATTAAATTTAAATGATGTTAATTTACAACAACAATTAGATACTCCATTTTTATTAAGTAGTACCCCTGGGAAAGTAGCTGAATATTTTAATAAAATAGCTCACTTAGATCAAATAGATAATGGAATTCGTAATGTTCAGTCTTGGATTAAACAAATTGAACATAGATTATCTACAGCTAAAACTCAACAAACTCACCAAATAGAAGAATTAGTTAAATATGATCATCTTGAAAAGTTTGAAGTTGATGTAGAATTGTTAGAGGAAAAAGAAAAAGATTTAAATCAAAAAAATAATGCTTTAAAAGAGCTTAAAAAATTATTACTTCAACTGGATATTGTAACCGATGAAATCAACCAAGAATCATCTATTCTAAAGCACGAAAAGGAGGTAAATGATTTACTGATCTTATATGAGGGGAAAAGAACCTTAAAAACGAAGTTAGATAGCTTACAAACGATTTTGAATGATTTAGCTGAAATTAGTGAGGATGCAATCATTGAAGAAACTAAACTCAAGAATAATGAGATTAGGTTTATTAAAGAAATGGGAGATGTTTGTAGATTGTGTGGGAGTAAATTAAAACAAAAATAAGTAATAAATGATACGAAGACAAACTAATCAACCATCGGCCATTCTTACAAGTGACTGGCATTTACGAGAAACTAACCCCGTTTGTCGTACAGATAACTATTGGAATACTCAATGGAGGAAAGTAGATTTTATTTCTGATTTACAAAAACAATATGATTGTTTAGTACTACATGCTGGTGATTTATTCGATCATTGGAAACCTAGTCCATTTTTACTTTCAGAAACAATAAGACATTTACCTAATAAATTTTATACTGTATATGGTCAGCATGATTTACCACAACACAATTTAGAATTATCTAATAAATCTGGTATCTATACTTTAGAAATGGCAGATAAATTATGGGCAATGAGACCAAATGATATGTTTGAATTTTGTAGTTGGAATGAACAACCTTGTAATATTGGAGAAAAAGTACTTGTTTGGCATATACATAACTACCAAGGCAAACAACCTTGGCCAGATTGCCCAAGCCCAACAGCCAGCAAATTACTCAAAAAATACCCTCAGTATGATCTTATTGTCACTGGAGATAATCACATGCCTTTTGTTGAAGAGTATGAAGGTAGGTTATTAGTTAATCCAGGTTCATTAATGCGAATGGATGCTGATCAAATAAATCATCGACCACGAGTCTATTTATGGTATGCTGAAACAAATACTGTTACTCCCGTTTATATTCCTATTGAACCTGCTGCAAAAATAATTAGTCGGGAACATATTGAATTGAAAGCAGAAAGGGACAAACGAATTGAAGAGTTTGTAAACCGATTAAGTTCTGAGTGGGAAGTCTCAATTAGTTTTGAGGAGAATTTAAAACGGTTTCAAAAAATGAATAATGTAAGAACGCCAATTATGGAAATAATCTATAAAGCTATTGAATTGTAAATCTAAAAATTAAAACTATGTATGTAAGAACTATTTTAATTGAAATACCAGCTATCAGAAAAGAGTTGGAAATGGATGTAGAAGCTCATAACACTCCTTTAGGGGATTACGTTAAAAGAATGAGTTTAATGCGTTTGTTAAGGAATTGTCATCCACTGTATCGGGCTGATTATGCCCGTAAGTTATTCACTCAAGGGTTAATTAGTAAAAACAGAGCTAGATTATTTACTCAAATAGCTTAGTATGATGAATGAAAGAGAATTATTGCAACTGAAAAAAGACATTGAATCCGGAAAAGAGAAAATATCTGGATTACGTGGTAAGTCTGATTATTTAACTACCCAGTTAAAAAAACAATGGTCTTGTGATACTATTGATGAGGGTAAGAAAAAAGTAAAAAAACTTGAAAAAGAAATTCAAGTATTAACTGATCAAATTATTGAAGAGACTGAAAAATTGGAAAGTAAGTACATTGAACAATCATGAAAGTAATACAAATGGTTAAAACATCAAAAGATAATACTCTTTTTATTATTGGTGTTAATAAGGAAGGAAATGAATTAACATTTAGAACATCTCAAAATCCAGAAAGATTACAAAAAGAAAAAATAATAATTGAAAAAGATTTAGTTTATCTCAATCTTTATTATTTTCATGTAAATTATTTAAAAAAATTCTTAAAAAGTAATAAATGAACACCCAGCAACTTAGATTTCAATTAGAACGACAAAAAGGACAGAAAGTTCAGATTGAAAAAACCATTATGGAACTAACTGAAATAATTTCAAATGAGAAACGCCAACTAAGACGACATGAACAAGCCAGAGAGATCATAAGGGAGGTAGGATTAAAGACTCAACAACAACTCCAGTATAATATCTCTGAAATAACTTCATTGGCCCTTAATGCCGTGTTCTCTGATCCTTATAAATTATTAGTTGAGTTTATTCAACGACGAAATAAAACTGAATGTGATTTATTTTTTTCTAGAAATGAAAATAAAATTGATCCTATTTCATCTAGTGGGGGAGGAGCTATTGATGTTGCTGCTTTTGCTCTGCGGATTGCTAGTTGGACCATACAAACTCCTAAAAATAGAAATGTAATAATAATGGATGAACCATTTAAACATTTAAAAGGAGAAGAGGCTAATTTATTGGTTTTAGATATGGTGCAGGAAATATCAAAACGATTAAACATTCAAATAATAATGGTAAGTGATGAGAGAATTAGTCGAGATGATATTAAAGAAAAATCAGATTCTTTATTTGAAGTAAGTATTAATAAAAAAGTGATAAGTAAAATTAAAACAATATGACACAAAAAAAACCATCACTACAGTCAAACGGAAACGCCATAGCAGATAGGTGCGAATGGTGTATAATCACAGGTCATAAAGATGATCTGCTTGAAATTAAAAATTTAATCCATTGGTCTTATCAAAAAGAGCGGTATATATTTTATCGAAATCATGATTCTCAGGAATCAGGCAAGGATGATATTGCCGGGGATGATGTCAAATGGTTGAAGTTAGCCTGCCTATATTTTGACATTTTGGTATTTGATTTTTATTTTAAAGACCTGTCAAGAAAAAAACGACTAAGTGACAAGTTTAAAATCACATACGACTTGTTATGGTTCTGCAAAATAAACATGAAATATAGTGTATCAACGGTTGATTGGAATAAAATATTTCAATTATCATTACTGTATATTCCGTTGTTTAGTAGACGGTTAAATCAGATCATCAAATGGATAGGGGGATTAAAGAAAGTTCAACCTCATCAATTCGTAAGTAAACCGAGAATTTATGAAAACGGGATCCGGATAACAACTCTTTGGCAGTTAATCCGGAACAGAAAGCAACTCAAACCTGGTGGTTGGAAATTCAGAGAGTACCTGGCTGCAGAAATACTTCCGATGTTTGCAAGGTACACACTTTTGCAAACAGCCTGGCAGTTGAGGTATTTACCTGAGACTAAGTACACGAAGTATATTCAAAAATCATTGAGAAAAATGACATGGAATAGAAATCCGTTAATTTGGATGCTTACAGGGGTATGCTCTAATTATCATCATTGTCATAGTCCGCGAAAAGATATGAGTAATCAATATTGCAACCAGTCAACTGTATGTGAAACAGGCGATAGGATGCTTGAAATAATAGATAATGATCCTGTAATTAATTTTGTTGAACGGGAATATTTAAAAACTAAATATTTATGCAAGAAAGTAACAACGATTATATGAACAATAAATACCCCACTAACCCCAAATTGGTTATACCAGATGTTAGGGTTAGTACATCTTATATCATTTGTGCTGCAATTTGGTTTAAGGATGGCAATAAATATAGTCATCAACCAAGAAATGTGGATAGTGGATTAGTCGTGTGTGGGCGTAGACATCATAACTGCTTTTTAACTGCCTTTGAATTAAATGGTGGTAAAAAGATTGAAGGCTTAAATGAAGTAAATGAAAGAGCCGTGCAGGGGTTTTTAACAAGTGATGATAGATTTGTTGACCGTAAAGAGGGAGGGCAAATTGCATTCGATGCGGGGCAGACTGCTAAATTAACAGAATGCCTATTTTCGGAGGATTTGTATTAACCCTAACGTTAAATGTATGAAATGTAGGCGAATAGGAACTACTGCCTTATCCACCTGCACAAAGCTAAATAGAAAGTAGAAAAGTGTAAACCTGCACTGAACCGCCTATATTTTATACATATTGTTAGGCGTATGTGCTTTAAAACCAATAAAATGAAAACATTGTATAAAACATTAATCGGATTTGCAACAGCGATAATAGTGATGTTTGTTGCATGCTTAATTATTTATGCTTTGAAAATAGAAATAAACAAGGTTAACTTCTTTGTCGGCTGGATAAGTTGTATGGGATATTATATTAGTACAAATGCTTTTGACAAGTGGCGTTCTTAGCATTACGCCTAATGGTGGCAATATGCTGTCGTGGCGGGGCAAACCACTGAACTTGATTTTAAATACTGATGTAATAATTAAATTTTTTAGGAGGATATATTATGAATTTTGATATTGAATGGAATTTACAGGAATTTAGAGAAGAACAAAGCCAACTTTTTGATGAAAATGGTAAAAGATATACTGGTGTGGCTTTGAGTAATGATACCGCAGAAGCTATGTTGAAAATTATCAATGACATGGAATCTGAAATAAAGCAACTGGAAGAAAAAACAAAAAAATATGAATTTATGATTGAGAACGGATTGGGTGAAGAAGATATGAAAAATGACATAACAATGCCGCATGAATTTTAACGTGCGGTGGCAAAAATTTAATTATGGCAAATACGCACAAACATTTAATTGAAAAACAGAAACAGCCATGCAGTATATTGCGTGTTAGGCGCAGTTTTATTGTAAGGCTGTATGCTGTTGATGGTAAGCTACTCGAAGAAACAAAAGTAATTGCAAAAGGGAAAAAGACAGCCTGTAAGCTTGCTAAGTTTAAACACCCTATTGGATGGGATTACTCTATATTGGCGGAACCTGAAAATTGCGCATAACTACCGAATAAACGCACCTTATTGCATTTATTTAAAAAATAAGTAAGATGAAAGAACTTATGAAAAGATTAAAAGAGGCACAAAAGCAAGGATGTGAATTTATAGCAATAACCCAAGTAACACAATGGATATATGATATTCAACATGAAAATAGATTGAAAGCGTATGAACGAAGACAAAATAAAATGTTATAGTTGCAAATATAAAGGCAAAATTAAAGAATTAAACAGGCAATATAAATGTGGTCGATGGGTTTATGTTTGCCCAAAATGCAGCCAAGAAATATATATTTATACAATAGGGGATTAATAACTTTAAAAATAAAAACTATGAAAAAAACAATTTTATTGCTAATCATCACGGCTTTATTAAGCTGTGAAAAAGCTGAAGTTCAGCAAGTATTAACCCACAAAATCATTTTTCAGGATATCTTTTATCCCGGGCAGTCGAAAGTTGAATTAGATTCAATCATGGGTTATGAAATCGGGCAGACATGGGCAGCACCTTACAACAGTATAGGGTTTACAAAGTTATTTATCAAAAACGAAACCTTGACAGCTTACCAACAGTTCAGTAAAACAGCCCCACGGGGTGATTTTTCAAATGATTTATATTTTCAACTTATAGAAGATCAGTGGTTGTACGGTGATTCAATCGGGATTAAATGGTCACATATGTATATAAATGACTTAATGGAATTTGGAGGATCCCCTGAATGGCGCAGAGAAGTGTATTGCTTTTACCATTCAAATAATATAAAATATGAATTAGTTGGTTATACTTGGGGTAGATGCTCCAGAGCGGTGGCGATTGAATTTACTAATGAGGGTACGAATATTGCTATTGATTTGGAAAAATCGAATGCTTACAGACTGGATTGCAAATTAAAATGATGGAAGAACACCACGAAAGTAAGATTAAAAATTTGAATGTTAGCGGGAGTTTTAAACATTCAATCCTTGACGTTTGGAAGTTTTCCGAATGGATTGGAACTAATTATGTAAGATTACACGAATGTTGGGTTCATAGATATTCAGACCAACAAATTAAAGATAATTATAAAACCACAGGTGAATTGTGGATGTTGTGGTGGAAATATTATCGATAACATTGTAATTATGGATAATAAAATGAAAGTAAAAGATACTTGCTCAATAAAAATTCTGCGAGGTAAAACAGGAAAAGTTATTGATAAAGATGGCAACATGAGGTATTTTGTTGCTGATTTTGATGGTAAAGGAAGTTGGATACATAAAGATCATTTAAGCAAATAATTCCGACAGGTAATGCACAGGTTAGTTGTCCTCTGACGTTGACATTTCAGAATTAAGAGCTTCGTTAAAAGAAGTTTGGAATAATGATTTAGATATGCAAGATTTTTCATTTACAAAACAATTTGCTGAAATATTGAAATTAATAATTTAAAAACAACAATGGAAACAAAAAAAGTATTAAAATTAATAGCAATAATAAAAAAAATCATGGATCAATATCTATTTTAGGTATATCGGAGACAATTATGTCTGTATAGATTCTGAGGAAATAACCCAAGATATTATAAATAAATATAAGGATAAACGACTAATTGTTAGGGGTCGTATAAATAATATAAAACCATTTATTGATCATATTGATTGGATTATATTACTTGATAAAAACATATTAGAAAACATAGATGTGATTTTTGAGAATCAGAATAAAATAAAAAACTTTCATGAATTAATTGAAAAATATGCCGGTTCAAAAGAGTATCTTCTAAGTATAGGATGGTTAAATAAAAATTCTAACATCAGTGAAGTGTGAACTACCCATCCATCGTTATAATTAATAGTAATTTTTAAAAACTAATATAGACTTGATTGTAAATTAAAATGATGATGAGGCAATAACGGATTTGAAACACTAAATTTAATTATATGAAAAAAGATATTTTAAGTTGGAATGATGTGAAACAAAAGTATTTAGAATTTCACAAAATGGACAAGTTTACTGAAAATATGGCAATAGACATTGACTTTGGATATTGGTTAGTAAATAACTACACTATACCGCATGTTGTAGGGCGAAGCGAACAGTTAATTTGCCATAATTGTGGTAAATATAAAAGAATGCAGGGCAACGGAATTATGCACCAACTTTGTGAATGTGGTGAATAGGCACATGAAGATGATGTAAGTATTGAGTGTATGGGATTTGCTCAACCTGATAAAAAATTAGTTTGGGTATTTGTTCCAAAAAAAAAGAAAGATAATAAAAAACCCTGACTTTGATTAATTCATTATCAGGGTTTTTATAAATTAATTATTAATAATTAACCTTCTTGTTCTTTCTCCCATTGTTTAGCTAAAACGAATTGTTCAGCCGCTTCTTTGATAGCAATAATAGCTTCCAATGTTTTTATTGCTCCCGGTTTGATATAAGGATTGTTTGGAGAATAAAGAGCTTCAAAAGCTTCAATGATTTCTGGAGCCTCTACTGTTTCCAAATCAGTTATCTCATCCCAAATTACTCCGGCTGAATTAACAATACGAATAACTTTTCCACTGTCAGAAACAATTAAAGTTAAACTTTCCCCTAAAGTAATTTTCTTACCTCCCGGGGAATCTTCAGCTCTTGCTGCTTGGACATCATCAAAAATCTGATCAATTTGTTGAACAGCTTCTTGAATTTTTTCTGTTCCTAATTTTCCTGTTGTCATAATTAATTAATTTAAATGATTAATAAATAATTGCCTTTTGACTGTTAATTTATTTTAATAATTTATAGATAATCCCTTTGTATTGAAACCCTGAATATAAAATACCTTTGTATGTTCCATTATTAATTACTTGTCCTCCGCCCTCATAAATTTCAGCATCATTACTTGACACTATTAAAACAACACCCGGCATAATTTCATAATTATCATTTGTAATAGTGAAGGACGAATTAAACCTTACTATCTGAGAATAAAACGGTTCTATCACAACAGAATCACCAGCTAAAGCGCTTCCGTCCTCGTCAAATCCATATCCGGTAAACTTAACAACCCGGTCAACATCCGTCCAGTTGTAAATTATTATCGCTGAATCGTACCCGGTGTTTGACTGAGTAGAATTAATCTCAAACCCGTATCCCGCTGATGGAGCTGCCGCTATTTGCGCGAGTGACCACTCTGTTTCAGATTCCCAATTTGTTGTTATAGTCCACACGTTATCATCGGCTCCATTCCAGTTAAGATATCTGTTTGAATCTACTACGTTATTATAAGTATGAACCGTGCTTGAGTCTCTATTGTAAAATATTCCTGTATAATTTGTGTTCTTTGGTGACATTACGTTACCAGTTATTCTTGCATAATTTGTATATCCATCGTGCCCTAGTTCGGTTAAATAAATATCACCATAACCGTTATAAAATAGTTTATTATTTGTAACCTGGTTTGCTTTTGTTCCGTGTAATTTTATCCCGTAGGCGTCTTTTAAAGCAATAGTATTAGAATCTATCCTTGCACTGTCAGCATATCCGTCTTGATAAATGCCGTGATAATCATGAAATAATGGTTCCATCATCCAGTTTTGATCTAACATATTCCCAAAAAATCCATTCTTTTTTATTTCTGTATAATTTGATACTCCTGCAAAATTATAAGTATCACCCCAATCGTTAAAATATCGTCCGCCATTAGTTACTAAATTTTTGTTTATAATTAATGTATCGTGATTTAATCTTCCTCCTTCGCTGAAATATCTCTGCGAGTAAAATGCCCCAACTGAATCAACCCTGTTATTTATAACTTTAAATGAACCACCATTAAAAGCATGATCTGTAATGCAGGTATAATGCGGAGTATTAAGAATTCCTGTCCCCATCCCCAACCAAATACCTATCCTATTAAAGTTATTATTTTGAATATCTACATCAGCATTATCCGAACCCATCTCAATTGCCCCACCAGCACAATCTTCAAAAGTTGAGTTAAATATTTTTATTGAATAGCTTTCCGTTGACCCAATAGCAGCCATACTTCCACCATATATAAATTTACACGAATCAATAACTGTATTAGTATTTTCTAGTCCTACTGTATATTTATTTCCCCCTGTTACTTTTACATTCAACATAGTTAAATCACAATTTGTAAAATATAATACAGAATCATAGAGAGATAACTCAATTGTTTTTCCATTTAGATTTTCTGTATCATAAATATAAAGTCTTTCAATAGGAAAATAAAATGACCATTCACCATTTAACGAAAGTGTGTTTGGATGATTTAAAATTATATAAGGTATGCGATATTTATTATTATCAAATGCCCAATCCAAATAATATTCACCATTCCAATACCAAATATCATTATTAATACCAAAATAACCATTACTTTCTGTTACTTCAATTAGTATTTTTTGATTAACCCAATCAACATTATGTAGTAACAAATGTGACCCAAGCCAATGATTACTAGGAAATCCGGTTAACTCATTATCTGTAAAACCTGTATAACTTGGTGATGCTATTTCGTCTACTTCAATAGTAAGATATGAATAATCCGGGTATCTCCCTATGGTTTTCTTTTCTCCGTCAATAAGTAAAAAATTAAGACTATTAATTTGTCTCCACCAGTATGTTTCCCATGTATAGGAATGTGTCATTGTCATGGATTCAATTGAGTTCATTGAACTAATAGTCTTATACCATACATTTCCTGATTGAGTGAAGCTGCCTGAAACATCATAATATCCGGTAATTTCATAAGGTTCTGTCCCTCCGTATGTACCTATATATATGGTTTTTCCATTTAGGTAAAATCCATCTATCCTGTCTTTATATCCTGAAAATCCTAGAATAGTGTCACCGGAAGAAACGATATTCTCAAGATCATCTATTGTTGTATATGTACTATCCGGGTGAATATAAAAAATGGAACCACTTCCGCCACCGGTCGAACAGGTTTGTAAATCACCGGGAGTACTATTTATACTTGATACTTGCGTTCCTGTTAATAAACAATTATAAAGCTGTATATCATCCAATATTCCATAGACTGCCCTATTAAAAATGGTATTATTTCCAAATAATATATTTGAATTAGTTTCATAATCTGTTCTAGTTCCATTATTTGAAGTAACATCAGTTCCTTCCACATAAAAAACAACAGTCCCCGCTGTTTTATTTGCAATAATAGTTATTGTTTTAAATGATCCACCAAAATATCCAATTTCATCAGAATAAGCAGTGTCGGTCAAAATACCATTTCCTGTTTTAAAATATAATCTTTTGGAATTAGAATAACCACCATCAAACCACAATTCAAATCCATCATTTGAGACTAAGTTAGATGCAATAGTAGCAACAGCATTTCCGTTATCATCTGAGCTAAATCTTACTGATATTGAAAATTCATTACCTAAATCAAGTACTCCTACACTCAATCTATTTGTTCCGGTTATGTTTAAATTAAAAGCATGGCTACCTTCTTCCCGGGAAGTTGTATACAGTCCGCCGGTCAAAGTACCATCATTTACTCCATAATCATCAGTAGCATCATTATTTCCTTTCCAATATCCTACCTGGGCATGAGATACTATAAATGATAATAACAATAAAGTTATTAGAATAGAATATGGAATATATCTAAAATATTTGTCGTTGATAAACATTTTTTTATTTTTTAATTAAAATAAATATAATAACTATAAAAAGAAACCCAATAATTAAAGATTGAACATTACTTTTTATTTTCATTTGATACATCCATTCATCCTGCATTTCTGACTTTGCCTGAAGGATCGTAATAGAACTTGGATTATTCGGAAGTATTCTTGTATAAGTAAAATTACCAAGAGAATTAATTCCAGTCGGCCAAAGTCTTTCACCATCTTTTATATTGTTGTAATATTCTTTAAATGATGGTATTTTAGTTTTGTTTGCTATAACGAATCCTGCACGAATAAACTGCCCTGTGTCAATTGCATTTCCTGTTGTTATAACTGCAAAACAAGGTGTTGTTAATGTCCCTAAATAACCTAAAGCTATTGAATCATTAAAAACAATTCTTGAAGCCGTAATATTAGCTTTATTTGATCCACCTGCAATTAATTTTAATGTGTCACCTCGCATTGAAATTCCTGTATTTTGATCTAAATAAGAGGCGTACATAGGAATAGTTAGAGATGAACCGGTTGTCCTGATGTAAAACCCATCAGCTGCAACAGGATTACTTATCATATAAGACTGATTTAAAACGTAAGATGTAGTATTTGCATTAACTTGTAAACTTGTCCCAAAATTAACCAGTGATGTACTTACACCTCCAAAATATATTTTTTTATCATACATTTTAATATCTTTAAATACCCTGAATGAATCCAGATATAATCGAGCTATTTCAATTCCACCTGATTTTAAACTTAATTGATCATCCCCAGCCCTTCCAATTCCAGTATTCCTGTCAGCGTCAAACGTATAATATGTACCAACTTTTAAACTGTCACCGCCATAAGATAAATTTGCATCATAACCAAACGCTCCGGCATTATTAATTTGTATATTACCCGTTGATCCGGCAGGAGTAACGCTACCCCCTCCAATATCACCTTCATGAAACCAAGTATTCCCTAATTTAATAGCGATACCTGCGTTAGTACTATCCCTTACACTAAGAAGCCCATTAATTCCTAATGAATCAATGTAAGCATTGCCTTTAATAAGCGGGCTATTTTCATTTGTTGGATCGATTTCAATTCGTCCATTAACTGTATTTCCAATTCCGCGATAATTACCTAAAAACAAAGATGAATCACCAATATTATAACTTGCATTATAATTCCCAATTGTATTTACTGCATTTCCTTTATTATATTGCAAATTATTTTCGCCAAAACCATTCACGTAATTCCCTTCATTATAATAACCCGCACTTGAACCAAAAAAATTAGCTTGATCACCTGAATTATATTGACCTGTTCCTGTTCCAATTGCTGTTTCTTGATATCCGGTATTATATTGCCCTGAAAAATTACCAAGTGCCAACTGATCAACTCCCTCATTATATTGTCCTGATTGTAACCCGATAGATACTTGATCTGCTCCTATATTATTTAAGCCTGCATAATAACCAATAGAAACCTGATTACTTTCTGTATTTAATCTACCTGCGCCATAACCAATAGATATACTATATGCTCCAGTATTAGATGATCCTGCTAATTCTCCTAAATATATTTTTGAGCTATCAGCCCATGAAATGTTAGCATCATCACTTGTTGCAGCCGTATCAACGTAATTCTTTAATGTTAAAGAAGTTACTAAGGCATCATCATTTAAAATGATTTTGGAACTATAATCAATAGCATTCTCAAATCCAAAGGCCGTAGCACGTCCATCATAAAGTTTACCATTGTACAAATAAGTGCTATCATTGTTCCATTTTATATTCATCCCCCCTGTTGCAGATAACACCATATTATCATCATCCAAAGAAATAATATTACTAAGTGTCCCATTATAAATATTTAATGGATGGCCTGCTAAGTCGATTGATGTTGCTTTAGTTACTGGCCCATTCCATTCAACAGCTCCATTTGTAATATCAATTCCACTTCCGGCAGTTCTTACAGCAGATAGCTGACTAAGAGTAAAAGCTCCAGCCACATTATCAGCTAAATAAAGCTGATAAACTCCGTAACCTGTAGAACCATATATAAAAGAATATGGACTACCCAAATAATGATATGGATTCCCATATTGATACAGAGCCCCGGTTAAGTATTCATTCCCTACAACATGAAGTTTTTGAGTTGGTGAATTAGTCCCTATTCCTACACTATCAGTAAGTGGAAGATACACATGATTCCCAGACTTACTCCAAGCGTTTGTTCCTTCTCCTATAATTCTTAAAGCAACCGCTGTATCAGCTAATTCACTCCTTACTGAATCTGCTGTGTTATTTATATAACTCATGAAGGTTAAACCAGACATTCTTTTATCTGTTGTTAAACCCGTCACGGACCAAAACCAATCTGTAGCATCCAATGATGTATCTTCTGGTTTAGAAGATAGTTTCCCTTGTCCACAAGCATATAATGCATAAAGGACTAAAATAAATATTAAAATTCTTTTTTTCATGTTTTTTATTTTATGTTTGTTCAATAAAACTAGCTCCTGATTCTGCTGATTCCCATTCAATCCATTGATTACTTCCTGATTCCCATTCCATAAATAAAGTTGGGGCAAGTGCGATTTGAATTAAACGACAATCAAATATAGAAGTTCTTAAATTATGTGAATAATCTGCTACAATATATATATTTCCATCTCTATCTTTAATAACCATACCGGGAGTCAAATGACCTAATAATTCCCCTGTTAAAACAAAATCATAAAAATTATATAATTCAATTAACCTTTGCAATAAAATTTCAGCTAGAGGCCGTAAAGACCCACTTCCTTCCTCTTGTATATACCATAGATGTGTTCGATAATACCAACTTAGTGGAGTCCCTGCTCCAGTAAACAATCCATATTTAAATAAATATTCACAATTAATTAAGTCTGGGAAATTATAAGGAAAATCACCTAATATCAAATCATAAGGTAATTGATTAGTATTTTTATTATTTATTACTTCTTCATAATCTTTATCTAGATAATTATCAATATTATTTCCACTTACTAAAGTTAATTGAATATTATTAATAGTAAATTTAGAGGTATTTGGGTTAACTTCTTCTTCCCACATATATGGAGCGTATATTCTCAATATACCAGCTCCGGAAAACCCTGTAACAGAAGTAATGGTAAAAGTACTTGTTCCACTTTCATTCATTGCTATAATATCATCAGATAATGGACTATACATAACTTGCCAGTTACTATCTTGATTTAACCATGCTCCACCCACCTTTAAATCTAATTCAAAAAATACATGAGTAGCAGGTAAATCAACATAATTATAATCAATATCTATTTTTATAGTATTTATGGTATCTGTTTCCCTGATATAAAATTCATACTTAATATAATCCAATGAATTTTTCATTATCTTAATTGGGTAATTAATTGTATTATCATCATTTTTGGTAAATGATGCTTGAGAACCTCGACTAAAAGAAGCTGGAGTATTCCCAACCCATTCTTTTAAATCTGAATTCCAAATAAATCCAGAAGATAATGATTTAAATGTTTGAGTAAGTTTAACTGAACGATAACCTCTACCAAGTTCTTTGTACCCTGTGTTATTAATAAATACATTACGATCTGCTACAGGACTTCTAGCATGATTAATTGTTATAACATCATTCCGAGTTCCATTAGAAGTATATATATATTCCAAAAATGAATGAGTAAATTTCCTATATGTATATTCTGTTTTCATTAAATTGGTAGGAACGATCCACCATATACAATTCTCCTGCCATACCCGACATCCAAAAGTACACATTTGTAAAACTTCATAACAATTTTTTGGCTCATATCCATCTAAAAACATTTCTAAATCCAAATATATCTGAGCTAATGAACTATCCGTTACTAAAATATCATCCATTTCATCTTCATAAATATCAAAAGCTTCATGAAGATCTAATTGAAATCCTATTTTATTAATACATATATAAATTACTTGTAACACAGTCATTCTTCCATAATACAAAGCCCCGTTTGTTTTCTCAAATGGAACTTCTTTTAATTTACCAAGATAATCAGAAAATGTAAGATCAAGTATATAAGGAGGGGGTAATAAAGGTCTACTGACTGGATCACGAACTAACCACCCTCTCCAGTAATTTACGCCATCCTTTTTTAATAATCCATACATAGATTTTTCACCTATATAAGCAAAATCATCATAATATGTTTCTTGATCTTCTTGTATAACTAAACTCACATCTAATGTACTTCCTTTAATCCCTCCAAATTTAAGATCATCAGTTCCAAGTAAATTATGAATGATTGGAGAATGCGCTGAGAGTGGGTATATTTGAGTTCCTGTATAATTATCAATATATATATCCAATTCCCAATTATCACAATCTGGTTTTATATCTGAAAATCTAAGCACATATTTTTGTCCAAATGCCATATATTTTAAGTATTAGATAAAGTATTTTCATAGTTTTTTAATGCCCACCATAATTTTTTAGGAGTCATATGTAATTCCCCAAACACTCTTGTCCCTCCAGCAGATTTTCCAGCAGGGATTATTTTCTCACCACTTGTTAATTTTGCTAAGTAAGTATCATTTGGATATCCTGGAGGGACTTCTCCTCCATTAGCAAATTTAGGAATAGCAGCTTGCATCATTGCTTTTGTAGCTGCTCCAACTAAAGTTCCAACAATTAATGCTTCATAAGGATTTTTTGAGTTTGTAACAGCATTTTTCATATTAGCAGCTACAGCTTCCCCTATATAAGATGAAATAGCACTAATTGCAGCCTCGCGAATGGCATTAGCAAACCCCTCAATACTACTAACATCAGCAAAAGCAGATTGAATTTGCTGAGTAACATTCAACATCATTCTTGATTTACGATCTGCTTCTTCCTGACTCAATCCTAACTCTTTATATTGATTAATAAGATTATCCAATGCAGAATCATTTGATATTGCATTTTGAAATTGTTCAAATGTTAAATTCTGATTTTGATATCCTTCAATAATTTTTTGAATAGCACTAGAATAAACATCCATTTTAATACTGGTAGCATCATAAGAGTCTCCTAATACCTTATTCCAGAAATCAGCCTGTTGTAATTGCTTATTCATATCTGTCATGTAGGAGATACGCTGACCATCTGCTTTTCCCCCTTTGTATTCTGGCATTAATGTTTTTGGGGTTACTAAATTTTCAGTATCTCCTCTATCCCTACGCATTTCAAAGAATTGAGAATCAAATAAAGTATCTTTTTTATTAGTTAGTTCTTCCAATACTTGTTTTTGATTTTTCAATGTTATTAGTTGATCGTTATATGCTTTAAGTTGGTTCCCAGTAGCTCTTATTCTATTCTCTTCAATTAAGGCCATCTTTTGATTAATACTAAGAATACTACCAGATGAACCCTTAAGTTCCGAAAGTGATTTAATTCGTTTTTCTAATCCATCAATAATCAAAAGTTGAGCTGTGATTGATACTTGATCTTCTGTATTTATTTCCCCTAAATATTCTTTTTCTTGTTTTAATTTTTCATTTAGTGAATTTAAAGTTTCAATAGTGGCTTCAGTAGTAGGATTATTTTTTTTAATTAAACTATAAATATCATTAATACCCCTCAATTTTATACTATAGTCAGTATAAATATCTACAATTGATTTATAAATATTATATAATTCTAAAGTTTCTTTATATTCATTTTGTCTAAAAAAACGAGTTGAATACATTTTCATTCCTTTTGTTTGAGTATCTTTCAATTTTTTAGAATACTCTTCTAAAATACCCCTAGTAGATTGCCAACTTCTTTTATATAATTCTACCCCTTTTACAAGGTCAACTTTTCCAATTTCAATAATTGATTCTTTAGTTTCTTCAAAATATCTATTTGCTTCTATTATATTATCTGTATTTAAATGAACTGGTGTAATTAATTTTGATAAATTATTAAGTATATTTATAAAACTTTCACTAGCTTTTATTGAATCAACCCAATTAACCCAAGATGTTTTTAATCTATTTTGAGCTGCTACCAAAGTATCAATCCTAGTAACAGCAGAAATCCCTAATGTTTTTTCCATTGTAACAGCAAAATTTGGTAAAACATCCTTAGATAATACTAAACCAACCCGCATCATTTCATCTAATTTTTTTGTAGTAATACCCATAGATTGAGCTAAAATAGCAACTGCTGCCGGTACTTTTTCACCAAGTTGTCTTCTTAATTCTTCAGAAGATACTCGGCCTTTATTTAACATCTGTTCTAATGCTAAAAATATAGAAGATAAATCAGCTGTACTTTTCCCCATTACAGACCCTGTTTTAGCAAAAGATTTAAATATTTCATTAGTACTAGCTATTGATAACCCACTTATTTTAGCAGATGCAGCAAATTTTAAATAAGAATTAGATGTTTTTATTAAATCCAATCCATATTGTTTTGTTATATTAGAAACAAATAACTGAGAATTGGATAGATCATCTTGATCTTTTATTATTGTTTTATAAGATAAGTGTAATTGATCTAATTCTTTTGTTGTAGAAAATATATTTTTTATTAATCTCACTCCTGCTTGTAAACTTAAATAAGTAGCCCCTAATCTGATTATAGATTGAGTTACTCCAGACATTAATTTATTTGTACTTAACATATTTTTATTAATAGTATTAGAAGCATGTAATCCAGCCTGTTCATACTCTTTGAGGTAATATTTAGTTTCAGCTATCTTTTTATTATACTTGACAATGTCTTCATATGTAAATGCCTTTTTTTTAGCTTCCCTTAATCGGGATAATCTATCATCTATTTCTTCAATGATTCCAGATTGTCTTTTTAAAGTACTATTAGAAGTATTTACAGTTGCTTGAATTGTTTGACCAAGTTTTATAAATTCAGAACCTGCTTTATGTATTTGAGCTGTATCTACCCCTATTGTCGCTATTAATTCCCCAATGTTCATGGTTTCTTTTTTATTACTTTTTTGTTTCCTTTAAAAGCTGTTACTATACTTTCCATTACTATTTTCATTTCTTCTACAGTCTGTTTTTTAACTAGTTTCTTTGTTGAACTTGAAGTTTGATCCCAGTTAATTAAAAAATCATTAGGACTAGTCCATTCCTTATTCCCTTGTTTCCCATGAATAGCACGAGCTATATTTGTAATTAAAGAAGACATCATTGCCCATCTTAAATCTTCCCGCCATTCACCAATCGGTTCAAGTTTATCGTAAGCTTCCCATTCACTTACTTGCCGAGATGTAAGCTCTTTAAGTAAGTGATCTGGATGAGCAAAACCTAACTCTTTACAGAGTCTAAATTGGAATCGCCGCTCTGGGCGGCTTCGGAGTTTTTTATTAAATTCTCCTTATCTTCCTTTGAAATTCGATTAATGGACTGGGCAGTATCTGCTATTTTTGTCAGAGTTTTAGCTGTCATATTCTTTGATAACGTAGTATAATCCTCTGATTTTAATATTAAAACTCCATTCTCATCACAAAGAGTACATACAGCAAGCTTTGCCCTGAAATCTTCCATTGACCTTTTATAACTCAAATCTCCTTTTTCATCTGTTTCTTCATTCATCAAAGAACTTTCAAATAATTCTCTTTCATGTCCTGACATTTCTCGAACAAATATAAAAGAACCATCTTCAAAATCAATTTTTTTAATTTGGAATTTTTCTTTTTCCAATAATTTTTTACGATCTAATAATAAACTCATGATTAAGTCCTCCCTTTTTTATTAATTTAAAATTATAAAACCATGATTAGGTTTCTTTGTTTATACTCCACTTGAAGTCCCTGATTCAAGAACCGGTTCCCCACTTACTTTAATAGATACATCAAATGTTACCTGTTTATCTGCTGAAATGGCTAATGGGTGTTCCATCACCAAACCATCAAATATAAGAGTAGAATTTTCTGCATCAGGTAATACAACTCGGTAAGTACCAAGTTCATCACTTTCAAAATCTTCCTTCATCATTTCAAACATGGCTCTCGTAAAATTTAAGGATAGTTGGACAGTTCCCCCATCCTTAAAACTACCAATGAATTCACGGTAACCTCCTGTAGAATCTAATGAAGTTACATCAATAACTTCTTTGCTTGGGGTTGGCCCATTAATCGTAAGAACCTCAACTAAATTTTCCCATTCTGAACCATTCCATCGACCAAATAGTGTCCCAACTCCTGCTACAGCATCACTCATTTATTTTACCTCCTTCTTTGTTTTTAAATTTAAACTATTATTGCCCGGATTTTTATATTCCACGTCTTTGTATATTAAAATTAACAATGAATCGTGGTCTATTTTGTTCATCATAATCTAACAATGCTGGTCCACTTGAACAAGCAATTAAAGAGTATAATGTAATATCAATTACTTCTTGTTTTTTACCATGTAGGAAATTTGTGATAACAGTTATAAAATCCCATCCTGATAAATAATTATCATTTCTTACTCGTATTTGTATTGAAGGGTATTCATACCCAGTAGCTCCTTCAAGAGCTAATTCTGGAGGAAATGCTGTGGTGTCATATATAGTCACACTATTGTGAGGTTTAGATGGTTCTTTTCCTACAAAAAGGTTAGTTCCAAAAACCAAACCTAAAGTACTTTCAGCTTCCAACATGTCTTTTATATCTACACTAGATGCATTCATTTCGGTATTTTTACATTTTTAGCTATCACTTCCAATATTTCTTTTGTATTTCGTTTCAGAGATGCTTCCAAGAATTTTGGACCACTGTCAGGACGACTCCAATTAATTTTTTTACCTGTAGAACTTTCCATCATCTCATGAACATATATTGCATAATTAGCAGTATATCCAAATTCCAAACCATTTGGAGGGATTGGGGTAGTAAATTTACTATTCCTTAAATTTCCAGTATCTACAGGGATTAAAGGGGGAGTCTTCTCTACATCTGCTAATACCAACATAGCAGCTTCCCCTAAACCTACCATTGATCTATCTTTAATCAATTGAATCTCCCGGTTCAAATTACTTAATACTATATCCAAGCCTTTTATACCTGAATTAGGATTTACTGATTTTGGAATATGAGCCATTACAAATACACCTTTCTTGTATAATTATCAATAATATTCATTGATGGTGATTTATCAATATTTTTAATAATGAAAGCATTGTCAATCTCTTTCGGGTTTAATTCATAAGCACTGCTTTCAGCAACATCATATAACTCATCCAGTGTCCCTAGATACAAATAACCATTCAATACTAAATCATCAATAGTATATATAATAGAACGGCTTACATCCTGTTCCCCATTAGCCCCAACAAATAATACTGCTTTATCCTGCCACCGGCAATCAATCTCTACTGGAGTATCAAATGTAAAATTATTTGTTCCATCATTTACAGGATTCCCCCAGTAAACAGCTTTCTGTTTTAATGCATTCTGTATGAATGTTTCAATTCCCATTATTCAAAACTTTTTATTGCTATAATACGAGCTTCCATTTTTCCAACAGAAGCTATTTGTCCAGTGTAATCTAATTGTAATACCATCTGTCCGTATGGAGTACTTTCAAGATTCTTACCCCATTGACCAGTGTATTTCACTGCGGCATCCCCTAGTTTTTCTTCACTGGTAGTGCGATGTAATGTACTTGCTATCATGTGAGCTATAAAAAACAGTTCTATGGATTTCAACAAATCATCCCCTAATACTGTATCATTTTCATATACTTTGTCAATTAATAAAGTTCCACTATCAATAAATACCTCTACAATGGAATCCCCCACTTGACAATTATCCATTATCTCTTTTACTTCTGTTGCGGTTACTCGTGCCATTATTTACTCCTTTCTTTTTGTCTACTTTTCCAAAGTTTATGATCAATCAAGTTAAATATTGAATCCGTATTATAAGTCAAACCTAACCACTCTAATGTTTCGTAGATTTGAGAATAATCTCCATCTACCATTCGCTCCGGCCAAACTATTTTGCAATTTAATCCTGATTGTATCATTTCTACAAACTTATTTTCATATTGATGTACCATCCACAACCACCCTTCATCTTCTGTTTTTAATCCCAATGAATTTAAATAATCATCTTTTTTAAAGGCATTCATAAAGGCCGTTTTCATACATGATTGAATAATATCCCCGGTACGTCGTCGAACTATAATCCATTTAGCATTAGGGTAAGCATGATTCCAGACAGGCCAGATAAGACTTGAACGACAATCTTTGTACATCCATTTGTCTTTACACCCCTCATTAAATAAGACTGTTTCAATAGTTTGTTTCCAATTCATTGGGATAAACATTTGTTGAGTGTCTGGTAAAGGAAATTGAGCCAGGGGATCCATATTTAAATAGTCCAAATACGGTTTGACTACAATATCTCTAATCCTAGTATTTTCAACCATATTATTTCCTGATGTATCACCAGTAAATACTCCACTAAGTTTTATAAGAGAGGCTATTAAACTTGCTCCACTTCTCGGTATCCCTGTTATTAGTATTGTAGATTGATTAATCATTTATATTCATTTTTTATGGTTTCTCTTGTTGAACGTTGTATTGTGGTTGGTGTAATTCTTACTTTTTGTGCTGCATGACGTCTGTAAATAGCTAAAGGTTTATTGCAATATCCTATTTTCAACCCAGCTTTCAAACATCTTAAATTGAATTCATAATCTTCACTACTATCCAATCCCTCTTTAAATCCACCAACTTTTTCAAATACTTCTTTACGGTACATCATTGAGGCACTATGAATTGTATTTTTCTTTAATAAATCACTGAGTAAAGGGGTTTTAATTCTTGGAGTCCAATAAACCTTTTTCCCAGTAGATTCACTAAGTTCATATACATCACCGTGTATGAAATCAACATTTTGTATTTGTATTGTTTTTACTGCATTTTCAATTCCTTCAGGAGTAATCATATCATCTTCATGTAGGTATTTAATATAATCCCCAGTAGCTTCTTTTAATCCCCGATTGAAGTCAACAGAGAATCCAGTTGTGCCTTGTTTTAAAATTACCTGAACCCATTTTGGTACACTATCTATTGCTTCTTGTAACCATCCTCGATCTTCTCTATATGAAATAATAACAGTCACCTTTGGTTTTTCAGATACATAATCTTTTACCCATTGTATTCCACAATTAAATATTCTTGGCTTCCCGTGAAAACAAATAACATTAGCTCCTTCAGGAATTGATTTTAATTCATTTCCTTTTGAAGGTTTAAAATCATAAATAGTATTAGTTAATTGTTGCCAATACAAATCTGGTTTTAAATATTTACGTAAAAAATAATCCATCCTGTTTCCTGTCATTTTACCTTTCCAAGATTTCCAAACGGTATCTATTTTTTTACTTTGAGCAGGGAACCACATTAATCCGGTAGCCAGTTTTCCTTTCTGCCAAAAATCTTCTAATGTAACTACTTTCTTTTCGTCTGTAATCAATTCAAATAACCTTTCTATGGTATTTACTATTACTGTATCTAAATCGATGTAAAGGAATGGTTTATATTGTTCCATCTTTGGGGAATAAAGAATCATTCTTGACCAGGTTCCAGGTAATTCTGTATTTAACGGTATTAATTGTAATTCTCCAAGATCATAAACCTGACTGACCTTATCATACAAACAAATAATCCTCGGTCTGGTTTCTGCTTCCCATTTATCTTTTATCTTCTGAGTAAGTAATAAGACATCCTGTAAAGAAAAATCTCCTCCACTTCTTAAGACCAATACTATTGTTTTTTGATTATTCATTTTTATTAATTTAATTCATACAAAAAATCCATGGTTAAGTTTATTTGTAAGCATTCTTCCATCCATATTTTGTTATAACTCCTGTTAAATTTACAAGCATCTACCCTCATCCTTAATTCAGGAATATCTTTAAAAAAGATACAATCATCATAATTAGCTTCAATATCATAATACTTTAATGTATTTTCCCTTACCTGATGCACCGGTATACTTTCAACATCTAATACTTCATAGAATCGGGTAGTAATCATATTTCCATTACCAATAGGACTTAAAATAAACCGGTAAGCAGAAATAATTTTCAAGTACTCATTCCATGTTGGAATATTGTTTTCATAAACATTAATATCAATATCCTTTTTTAATTCCCGAATTAACTCTTTTCGTTCATTGTAAGAATTTTTAGGACATGATAAACTTCCAATAAATACCATTTTATCTTTTTTATCTTTATTAACCGGGAATGAATCTTCAAAATATATTGAAGGAGGAATCCGGTTTAAACGTAATTTTAACTGTTGACAGTCCTCTACATCCATGCCATAATGATATAAATATTTAAATTTATTTAACATTTTTAGCCCTTCTTCATTCCAAGGGAAATAAGAATTCAATATCTTTTCATTAGTTAAGGTTACTACTTTAATTTTATTTATATTACAATAACCAATAAACATAATGTTCTGCCATATTGCTTTGTGAACACTATAATGATCATCACATATGAAGAGTAAATTTATCCCTTTTAAATCATCTACATGATTTACTATCTGAACTTCTCCATATAAATTTTGAATAGCTCGATAATAACTCTTAAACAGATGATGTCTGGAGTAATTTATATCACATATGATTCCTACTTTATTCATTTGAATAAATTTATTAGTTCAACTGGAATATCGTCCCTATTAGTTAAAACACTAGTCATAGGTAATTCTTTTCCATAATTAAAAACATGTTTAAATCCAGTAAAATCATATTTATAAGCACATGTTTTCTTGTATATGTTTTCTGTATCATGTACAATAAAGTAATCCACTTTATCTATCATAGCATTAATGAACACCTGTCGGGCTTCCGGGGGATGAACATCAATAAATACAACAGACCATTTTTGATTAAAATACGGGTAATCTTTATTCATAAATTTTTCAACATCAAAAACTTCTATTAGATGCCAATTCCGGGAATATTCCATAAATTTTTTAGCCCATTTTTTACTTTCATCCAAACTAAGTAATTTTCGGCCATTCTGTTTTTCAATAAGTTTATGCATGAAAGGAGTACTATGATAACCCATTCCTAGTTCCATTACATCACCGGTGTTAATTATTTTTAATACATTTTCTAGGATTACATGATGACTCCCCCAAGTGAACACAGCCTTATCACCATGTAACCTACAATCTAAATAAAGATCTCTGTATTTCTTTTTTAACCACCGGTTGTAATTATTTCTTGAGTTCATACTGTTTTTATTTTATTTTTCCAATATTCAAATTTCAACTTATCATATTGCCATATATGTTTTATATTATCCCACCTATTTAAATAATCTTCAGTAACTTCTTCCCAACTATTTACAAAACATATAGGTAAATCCTGATAATAAGAATTATTAATACTTCGTTTTACAATCGGAATAGAACCCATGTAAAGAGTTTCCCACAACCGATGAGTGTCAATTCCATTTCCCTCTGGACAAAACACAAATTTATGATTATAAATATTATTAATATACTGATTAAAATTCTCTCCATTACTCCCATATTCATAAGTGACCCATGATTGTGGTTTAAAATGTTTATATAAATTAAATCGTTTATCTTGATTTGTACGTATATTAAAATTCATATAAACAAGATTTCTACATGATCTATTCTCTTTTAACTTCTCAATCATCATTCCTTTTTTCTTTGGAAACCACTTTTTATTTTCTAACCCTATGGGAATACTTTCGATCCTATCAGAAACCATGTTTACATTTGTTGTAAACCACTTTTTAACGTTCGGTGGTATAATGTACTCACTTCCGACATTTACATCACAATTATGGCTTATAACAGTTAATTTAACATTCAATACTTTTATGATCTCAAATAATTCTTTAACATACATAGTATGACAATAAACAATATCATTATCCTTCAACCGGGAAGCATCTACTAATGTATTGGAAAGTTTATTACAATCCTCTTTCCAATTCAATGAAAAGACATGATCAGCTAAGCCAATAAATTGTTCACCTGTTATAAAATCATTCATATTTATTATTTTTAAATAATGCATCCCCACCAATACGAACTACCAAATCAAATCCATAATCTTTTAGAAAGCCTCTCAGCTTCTTGTAATGAACATCTCCATGATAATAACTAATAAAAGATATTTCTGAAATAATGTAATGAATATCATAAATCCTTTTTCCTAGTCCTTTTAAAGCAAGTAGTTCAGTTCCCTGTAAATCCATACAAAGTAAATCTACCTTATCAATTTTCATTCTCTTCATAAAAGTATCCAATCGAATACTATCTACCAATACTTTTTTTTGTATGTAATTAATCTGATCCTTATGCCAAAGTAAGGAAGAAGCCCCAATGTTTTTATCTATTGATTTATCCATATCAGTAGCATAAAACCTTAAATCTTTCATGTTCCGATGGAAAACAGCTTTTTTGATTAATTGAATATTGGGGATCACTTCAATATTCTTTTCACATACAGGGATACTTTCAGGGTTACATTCAAATGTATAGATTATATCTGGATGATAATACTCATTCATTTCAACTGCATCCTTACCATCCCGACTACCGCATTCAATGATAGTTTTAATCGGTAGAGTAATCTGATCAGTAAATCCTTGTTGTAAATAAGTTGAATCCATTAACTTATGTATTTGTTTAATTGTTTAGAATGAATATGTAAATTGTTTATTTTAATTTCTTTCCCGGCCCCTGAAAAATAAGGTATTTTATTCCCTCGATCATCTATTTTCCAAATCACTGTATATTCTGGATTTTGAATTAATAGTTGACCAATATAATGATCTGTTGGCTTTGCCCCAGGGATAGCATTTCTAGTTCCCCCAACGAATTGACCCCAACCGGCCGGATCAAATAATGAATTAAATTCATCTGCTTCCAAAGGTAAGGATGGAATTGGTTTTAGTAAATCTGAATAATTTTTACTGTAAATTCGCATTAAGGACATTTCATGAACCATATCAACTTTATCAATTCTTTTAATTCCAGTAACTCCGTCAAATCCCAAACGAGTATTAAAATAAGCAGTCATCAAGGCTAAACTTTTCCAATCTGCTATAAACATAAACCCAGTCATACATTTATCATTTCCCCCGTATGTGATTGCTAAATTAGGGTAATTCCGAATAAAAACATCATGATGTTCTTTAAGAGAATAGTATAATAAAACATCATTCTCAAAATGATATACATTAGTAAAATTATGTTCATGTATAAAATTCTCGATGTAAAATAACCTAGTTGCTGTGATAGTCCAAAAGTCGTTTGGTGATTTTCCGTACAATAATTGAAATTTATTAATTCTATTTGAATGATACCTATTTTTCCAATCGGGAATGATATTATATTTTTTAAATAAAGGATTTCCAATCAAATCATCATCTGTTAAAAAATACACCTGAATATCAGGATTAAACAAACGAATCTGCCTGAATGTATCCTCCAGATACTCCGGTAAAGCCTTTCCAGAATGGAATAATATTAATTTGATTTCATCCATGAATGCATACTTATTTTATCAATATTTTCTTTATCATAATAATTAATAACTTGCTTAATCTCTTCATCTGTCCACGGGCGATGTTTAGCCAATGACATTGTTTCCAAATGTTTGTAATTATAGAGATCAGGAAAATATTTTGTTATAAAATTACCATACATTTCATATTCACTGAAGCTAGAAGTAACATGATTAATTTCATTTATAATATTTACCGCTTCATAAAGGAATTCAAATCTAGTCATTCCCTTTTTAGCTAACATCAGATCAATATAATTACGTTTGAATAGCATCATTTCATTTATAAATGAAAAATGGTATTCTTGACCAAACCCAAACATCAACTTCATAAACTGAAAATAAGGTTCATGACATTGGTCTTTTCCTAGTAAAAAATTAGGTTTATTATTTTCAAAAATCTTTATTGGTCGGTTAATATAAACATCCGAGTCGATTACCAAGTAATTATTTAAAGTTACTTGTTGAAATAGTTTAATAAATTGTTGTTTATACCATCCTGTACGACCGTTACCAGCATTCCCTTTTAGTTTTGAGAAATCAAAATCAATAACTTCTTCATCTGTATGAAAAATAATATCCTTTTTAGTATTTGGGATGTTGTTAGATATATGAGTAGGAGAGATCACATAAATATGATCCCAATCCTGTAAATTCTTTTCAATAGATTGAATCAGGAATGGAAGTTTATTATAGTCCTTCACAGTGGTTAATATTAGTATATCATAAATCATATCTTTATCCAGTTTAAAGGGTAATGTATTTTGTTGTCATAAAATTTTCTGTCTTCTTTTCTTACTAGAAATTTTTGTGGGGCTATTACTATTTTCTCCGGGTGGTTATTCAATATAGCAGCCCACCAGCTATATGAACTATGACTAATAATGTTGTATTTGCATGATTTCATCAGCTCAAAGTCAAGATAATCCTCCGAGTGAATAAAATATACATTGTAATCAAAATAATCCTGTAAGAACGCTAATTTACACCATTCAATATCATCACTAAAAATAAATATATTACCAGCCAGTCCAGACAAAGCAGCATAGAAATGAATAAAAGGTAATGTTCCAAATCCTTCTTTAACTACATAATCTCCCCTACGCACATGAACTGAAATAGATGGAGTTGCTGTAATTAATTCTCTCATCTTTAAAAACTCTTCAGTATAAAACTCTTCTTTTACTGTTAATTCTTTTCTTAGGATAAATAAATTGTTTTTGTAATAATTAAAATACTGCCAGTACCCATGAAAATTACTATTGTCTGTTTTTAGTAGATTCCGATTATAATTTTTTTCTTTTATTATTGGTTGGTTTAAGTATGAATGAAATTGAACATCTGCATTAAACTTATCCAAACGATATGGACGAGGTGGCGTGGTTGGTTTTCTGTACCATCCATTATCATAACACACATCTATCCCATTCAACTTCTGCATCCTACCAAAAGCATACTGGAACATTTGATTTCCCATTCCCCCCATTAATCTAACTACATTCATTCATCAATTCTTTAACTGTTGTTTTCCTGAACTCTACAATTGTACTATCTGGACAAGCATTAATTATTTCAATCCCTCTTTTCCGAGCATCCACATCTATTTCTTTAAATCCACGTAAATGTCTTTCAAATGGGAGTGTATTATATCGTTTATTAACAATAACTCCCCTATTATAATGATCATGCCAGTGTTGTCTGTTACTATCACTTAACTTCATATCAAAACCAACCAAAATTATTCTTTTGGCCCCAGCATTAGCAGCTACACTTATAGCAGCACCTCCACTATTCCCATTCCAGCAAACCAGACTTGGATTTATTGAAATCCCTTTATTCTTTTTTCGAGAATCTCTACCAAGTTCTTTTACCCAATTATAAGTGGCTACAGTATGATGGCAACTAATCTTTAACCCGGGATATTTAGCTAAATCGGCTTGGTGGGTAAGGAAAAATCCTTTGTCTCCAAAAAATATAATATCCATCCAATTTCCGATCATATAAGCTACATTTATTCCGATTACGTGTTTGTTATGTAAATATTCCATATATGGTGAATATGCACTTGGTGGGGTGGTTCCTTCAATTACTCCTTGTATGATTCTATCCGATACACCAAATTGTTTGGGGACTGATGGTCCACCCCCGATAATCCAAACGTCTCCGCCTTCCCATATTTTAGGAACTCTCCACATTTATTTTGATAATTCATCAATCAATTTTTCAGCTATTTCTTTGTCCATTGGTTTTTCACTGAAAACTTTCCCATTCCCATCCACAATATTAAATTTCTCTGTTTCTTCATGTGGTTGGAGTGTAAATAACACTTTTGCTGGTTTAATGATTGGCGTTCCTTTTTCTTTAATTTCTTCCAGTGGTTTAATTATATCACGAAAAACTACTGGGATTTCATTTGGAGAAGCTAAGAATTTACCATTCGGGGGAATCAATTGTTTGTTTAGTCCCCTAAAGGAATTCATGCCTGTATTTCTCCACCATATCTTATCAGAAACCATTGTCTTTTTTGGAATCTGTGTTTCTGTATCTACTTTTCTTGTTGCTTTCATAATTTGTTATTTATTAAAAAATAATCACGTGATTAGTGATTCAATGTTATGAAGTAAAGGCTCCATGAGTTACTCCACATTTGCCATTCTGATCAGAACGAATCTGAGGAACTTGGATGGTCATAACTTTGTATTTGGTAATCATGTTACCTTCAGTATTCCATTCAACATTCTGAAGTCCCATTCCACGAATCAAACGAACTGTATCACTGGTCATTTGAACCAATAAAATATTACCAGTAGGTAAAGTATCAACTATTTTGATTCCTTTAATACCAGCAATTTTCAAAATCCGTTCACGAATAGTTGTCCCAGGAGTAGATGTATCATAATCATTATCCAAAACTGTTTCAAAAGTGGTTGGAATATATAACATCCATGAAGGACCATAATGTTTTGCATTAATACTAGCTTGTTTTAAATCCAAAACATCTTCAATAATATCCGCTCCGGTAACACCTGAACCAAAATTACTCCATGCCCCACTTAAGGCTACTATATTACGATCAGGATAATTAATGTAACTGTAATTAGTATTACGGCTGCGATCATCTTTTTCACCAAAACTGTATGAAGTATCAGTAAATAACATATCTTCCAATTTTTCGTTGATCCTACGAGCAGCCATTTCAGCTGAAGTGGTATCCAAAGGATTACCAAGACTTCTACTTGCTGATAAAGCTCTCATATTGATTTCATAATCAACATGAATTATCGGAATAGGTATGTAATTGAATTGAAAATTAGGACGATCTCCACGACTCTTTGTAACACCATCCATGGTTACTTCAGCCTCAAAAGCATCATTCACATCATGCCATTCAAGAACTGTCGTTCCCATTGCATTACCTAAATTGTAGGTTAATCCATTTTTAATCAAATCATCAATACCACCTAACCGGTCTCTAGAAGCTACAATTAAAGCATCATCCAATTGTTTCCACTCATCCCTACGAAGGGTTGCATTGGTTTGTATTGGAAAAGTTTTGTAACTTGAGATTGCTTTTGTATCTCCACCAGTAAACACAGTTATATAAGCTCTGCCGTCACGACCAATAAAAGGACGCATTTTACCGACATTTAATTGTCCATTTCCCATCAATAAGTTAGCTACTTCACCAACTGCTCGACCATTACCATTAAAAAGATCAACTTGTACTTCTTTCATTTTTCTTTCCTCCTTAATTAAACTATTCGTACTATGATCCTTTTATTGTAACCAAGTGTTCCAACGCTAGACTCACCTTCTGAACCTTCTCCACTGGATCCAGAAAGAGATTTGGTTTCAAGTGCAACTCCGACAATCTGTAATGGTAATACAGACAAATCAATTGTATTGGCTGCCTGAGCATCTGCTGATTCCCAGCTTTCATCAACTGTATCTGCTACATGTTTCTGAAGAAAACCAGCACCATTAGATTCTAAAAAATCACCACAAACAACATCTTCCCCATCGGCAAGAATAGCATTCACCTGATCACCTCGGTAAGGTATCCAAACCTGTACTTTGTCACCAGCTATATAGGTATCATCAATACCTTTTCCCTGAAGTTCATCTTCAAGTGCAAACATAGGTACGGCATTCCCTCCAGCAGTGGCGTGTTTTCTCAGTTTATTTGTATTCATAACTTCCACTAGCATACCAGGAGTGATTACTGCATTAGCTGTGTACTCTTCAATAACATCCGAGTACTTTTTCAATTTAATTGTTGAACTCATTTTCTACTCCTTTCTTAATTTTTAGTTTCAATTTCAACTCCAGCAGGCAATAATATCTCATCAGATACATTACTCTGTATTTTAGGAGTGTTGTTTAACATGAAATTACTTCCACTTTCTTCAACTTCTTCTTTCTTAACAGATTTATATAACCTGCGTAGAGTATCTTCACTCATAGCCTGTAATTCTGTTTCAGGCCAAGTGTCTTTTTCAGTATTTGCCTGAATACCTTCAATGAGATTATTACGAGTTTGTTTACGCTGAGCCTTTGCCCAAGCCAAATCCGCTTTGTCTTCATCTGATAAAGTACTCACTACTTCCGGTTTCTTTTCATCCGGTTTCTTTTCAGTTTCAACAATCACTTCCGGTTTCTTTTCTTCTACGATAGGAACCATCTGATCAAGCTGAACTTCTTCCAGTGTTTGCAACCATTCCTTGTCCGAGTCTGTATACTTAGTCAGCTTGTTAGCTATCAAAGCATTCACTTTCTTTTCGATACAAGGAGTGCATTTTTCGTTTGCCATTGTTTTAACCTCCTCTTTTTTATTATTAATATTAAACTTCGTCCTTTTCATATGTGTTTGAATTGGTACGTACTCAACTTTCTTTAAAACCTCTGTCGGGGTTCCCATCAGTTCAAATCCTGTTTCTTCAGAATATTGATAAGATTGTTTAAATAGTTTCATTCCTCCAACTCTCATCCGGGCTTCATAAACTACATACTCATCATACACCTCTTGTAAGAAATGTACTACTGAATCACTATCCATAGCATCAATTTTCTGTTGGGCAGATTGAACCAATGTTCTATACCCCTGATCTACATTACTATCAATTAATGATTGTATATGAGATGACTTTTGTGTTTTTAATTCTTCATCACTCATTACATTACTCCCTCCTTCCTTTTTATTATTACTACGAATACCACAACCATCATTCCAAGAACAAGCCCCTGTTCCACCGGGCAGAAGAGCAAGGTGATCCGGGTGATAATTTCTGGCAATACCTTCATATGTTTCTCCGTTCCAATTCCCTTGTATGGTTTCCTCTTCTGTATAAATTCCCACACTTACATCCAAAGGTTCTTGGTTTACAATAGCATTTAGGGCTACTGCGGATAACTGTCTTATTTTTTCTTCATCAATCCATGCTTCAGCCATTAAACGAGTATTATTAACATGCGTGTTATAAACTCTTCCAACAGTACGGCTGTCTATAATTTCAGGTGAATTTGCTGATATGTTTTGACCATCCATTACAGGATGATCTATTACGACCGGAATACTATTCCATGATTCTAGAAACATCCCTAACCCCTGAATAGTATGGAGGATTGGTCCAGCACTACCATTATGTACCCCTTCAACCATCATTATTACAGGTACCACAATATGTTTTCTACCCTGATGTTGAACTTCACGTATTGTGTATCCAGTATTGGCTGTATGAATATTTAATGAATCTACTTTTTTATCTTTTACATCCATTTTAATTCCCTCCTTCTTTTTCTTTTTCTTTTTTAACTGGAATCCAAGCGCATCGACAATTTGGATGTACTGGGATTACTCCACTTGCTTCATCTATATTGAATACTTGTCCAGCTAATGCCTCACACTCTGGACAAACGTTATACCCTGCTGTTACTAATTCAACCAACAACTCAAGCCCTTCTACCCCCCAATTCTTGTATTCTTGTAATTGGGCTTCCGCATGTGCTCTGATAATCTCTGTGCGGGCAATCATCATAGCCCTGCGTTGAGCTGGAATAAACCTACCTAGACGATCTGTGATCCCTAATTCACCCATCCCTGTTCCATCAATCGTACTAACCAAACGACGGGCAAGCAAACGTGGATTATCCCCATCCCCTATTCCCTGCGCTAGTACTCTGCTTATTTGTTGATCCATGGCTTCTGTTACTCCCTGTAATTCACTAAATGTACGGGAATACAATAAGCCTAGTCGATCAATATGGAAAGGGGATTGCATACTCATAAATATTCCCCCGGTTTCTCCTATGCTAGGTATATTCATCCCAGATTTTTTCATTTCATACCGGGTACGAATTACTCCACGTTTATATGAATCCTCAATATATTTATCAGTCCATGCTTTTTCTATTCCTTCCCCAATTTGTGGTATTTCTTTTACTTGTAATAATCCTTTTTTTTGTTGTTGTTTTAACCACTCCATAAATGCTTTGACTTTATCAGCACTCCTGGGGAAGTTAAATGCATTATGTCCAGGAGGAGTTACCTGATAAGCTATTGGGACAGGTGGATTCAACTTAAAACAATCCTGATCAATGATAGCAAAACGAATTACTGATTTTAATTCAATAAACCTTCGTTTCATATCAGCTGCAAAAGCATTACGCAAAGCAGTTGTTCTGGTAGGATCAAACCCTCCGTTTACCATTATGTCAGTATGTACGTGTAATTCGCTCATTCACCAATATATGAAGTATCATTTGAATTTGGTTTTATTATTTTTTTAGGTATTGGTTTCACTATTTTCTTATTTGCTGGTTGAATTGGTGTCGTATTATCCGGTTGTTCAATAGGATTCCCCTGTTGATCAAACCCCTGTTGTTTCATCTCTTCTTCCAGTTGAGCCATTTCTTCATCTTCTTTTTTCTCCTGTTCTTTTACCATCTCAGCAATTACTTCCATTTGTTCTTTACTCAGACCTAAGAAGTATTCACGGAAAGCATCTGGAGGAATAATTGACTCTGCCATCGCATTCTGTACATATTCTTTTAACGCTGAAGCCCGTGTCAATCCTACTTTTGCTTTTTCTTCTTCACTTTGACTGAATAAATCATCCCATTTTACATCATAATCTTCTTTCGGTTTTGGTAATATCCCATAAGTAATACACCAATCAACAAAAGGTCTTACTATTTGAGGTTCTGAAGACTCTTCACGACGATTCTTAACCCATGATATCCATTCATCTTTGTCTTGTGTGCTAGCCAATTCCGCCCGTTCACTTCCGGTTAAAATTCGTTTAGGAATACCGGTGACAGCTGAAATCATCATTATTTGAACATCTACATGGTTCTTTGGATCAGAAACCTGCTGTTGTAATGCTGTTAAACTATACCCCTCAGCCAATAATATACGACGAAGATTATGTTCATATTCATCTACTTGATCCAATAAGGCTGTTTCCTGTGTTGGAGTTAACTTGTAATCTTTGTCCAATGTACCTGTGTAACCTGGACGGGCTCCTCTCCAAAACATTTCAGCACTCCCACCAACCAGTTTCTCCAAGTCTTGTAAACGATTAAACACTACTTCCAAACGTGGTATTCCTTCAACTTCACTCTCCAATAGATCATCCACTACATGAATTACCCTAGTATGATGAATACGTAATGAAGCTGTGGTAGTTCCTCCGGGCATGGCTAATGTTATTCCATAAGTTTTTGGTAATCCATATCTGGCATCTCCTACATCCTCTACGTAATCAATTATTTCAATGTTCTTTTGACTGACTGGTTTTACATACAGTAATTTATTCTTTTTCCCAGCTACTACCGGTTTATTGAAGTCTTCAATCTCCTTAACATCATTTACCCCTAATAACAAAACAGCATAATTACCTAACCCGGTAAGACGATCCAAGCGTACAAACTTACTCTTTAACTTCAAATCATCATTAAGAGTGTCCCAAGCTGTTTCTAATTGTGTTTCTTTATCATCATTACTCTCTATCAAATGTAGATCCCCTCTCCATGTAGCTTTCACCGGTCGATCTATGATAGCCTTTGCCATATCCTGTCGAGTAAATTGTCCATAATAATCATCAAACGTTAGGTCTTTTTTGTAGCCTAATGCTTGATATAAATCACGATCCCCCCCATAAGATGATCCTAACTTAGTTGCTAAATTCATCCTAGCTACCAAAGCACTATATGAGGCTATCTCCTGATTAGTTGTGATTAATGGTTTTGTTACTCGTTTCATTTTTTATCTTTTTTTACAGTAATAGATACTCCTGCAGCAGATAATCCAATATAGATTAAATCACCAGCCAGAGAAGCTAATCCAATAGGCATTGTAGCCGGGAATATGGCTAAACCAATTTTAATCAATAAACCTACTCCAGCGGCACCCAATCCAAATCTAATTATTCTCTTATGGTAATCTGGTGTATCAGCAGTAACCCTTTGATATGTTTCAGTCTCCTGAATTTTTTCTTTTAAATTATTAAATACTTTCATGATCATTAAAATTTAATATTCCTGTTAAATATAACTTTGCCTCCGTATTTCTGCGCTTGGTTAATCCCTTAAGCTCTTTTAAGACACCATTAACCTTTGCCTTGTTCCACATCATAAAAGCCTGTTTAATTCGTTCAGAACTACCGTAATTTAATATACCCTTCTTATTTGCTTGAATACGTTTTAACAGTGAACTTTTTAATAGATTCGCAAATCCTACATTATATACAAAAGATACCAAAGCATCAAATTCATTTTGTTTAAAATCAATATGAAGTGAATTAACTTGAGCTTCTCTAAAAGTTAAATCTTCAATAAGTAATTCTTCAGCTTCTTCATCGGTTAAGTTTGGATATTGTAAATAGGCTAATGCTTTATTTTCATTACCTTTTAACCATTTACCTTTTTCATCTCTGAGAGCATGTCCCCAACCAACTGTCCATATTCCAGCAGGGCACATTTTAGGCTGAAGTCCTATTTCGGTCAAATTCCCATCATGCTTTGATTCGAAATGTTTATTTAGTTCTATGCCTTGGTGACTTGTTTTCATTCTTCAATAATTTTTTCAATCTTTTCAAAATGCTTCTCACAATTCAAACGCCTACTTTCAGCATCCTGTTTTAAATAATTGATTTCTGAATTCTGAATTATTAAAGATGCATTCACGTGAGTAAGTGTACCCGAAAGTTCTTTAATACTTGCTGAAAGTTCATCATTTATTTTGTCCTGTCCAGAAAAATATCTTATCATAAAATAAGCTATTATTGAAACCATTAGCAATATGCACGAACCTATTGCAGAAGCTATCCAATTTGAAATTATTATTTGTAAAATCATGATATTATATTAAATCTGTTCAATTAAAAATATGATTAATATACCTAAACCACAACCAAGAGTTATTATAGTTAATCCGATTGTGACTATGCCGACAATCCTTTTCATCTTAATATAGTTATCGTTGTGAAATATTTTATTAAGAATAAGTATGTGTACAAATCCGAACAATACAAGCGTTATGCCTGCAATTTTCCCGATGTTAAAAAGTAGTTGTGTCATTAGAATATATTATTAAATATAAATATTAACAAACCTAAATACACAATAAAACATGAAGGAACCATTATAATTATGGCCTTCCAGAACCAGTGTAATTTATTCCACCATGTTTTCATACTATTTACCAAATATACATCCTAATATAAAAATAAATACTAAATAAGATGGATAAAGAATCTTTTCCACTGTGTTTAATTTTTTATACCAATTCCAGAGGGTTTTCATTACAATTTAATTATTAATCCGCCAGTTACATACTTTTCTGATACATCAACTGATAGTCTTATTTTACGTTCTCTAAATATACTTACAAGCGTACAGGTAATTGCTGTTCCTATTACTCCACCTGCAACTGTATATCCTAAATCAGCCCATTCAGGAGTCCCGTATCCACATAAATCAGCACCCTCTTTAATTGCTCCTATTGCAGTAGATATGCCTATACCATATAAGGCACAATTTAAAATAGGTTTTTGATCGGTTGAAACTGCCCATGTTGTCCATGCTCCTATTGCTATACCTGCCCCTAAATGATACTGTTTATCAGTAGGGATTTGAGCGTTACCTAATGAGAAAATTAAAATACCGATAAAAATAAATAGTGTTTTCATTTCTTATCTTCCTTTTCAGGTTTAACAGGTTTCTCATCTTTCATTTCCTGTTCTATCTTATCAACCCCGATTAAGTTCTTTTTCTTCAATTCATCTACTACTTTTTGTTTTGTATCAGCCTGTTCAACACTTACTTTTTTTGCTTTAGGATAAGCTATAACAGTAGTAGAATGTGGAGGCGTTGCAATTACGGATGTACTATACACTCTTTTGATTCATTATCATAAAATACTGAATAAGTAGTATCTATACTATTTTCATTAACAAGTGAAACCTTATCATAATTATCCTTTTGCCCGAATAAGAATGAGCAATTAACGAATAATATCAGCAAAAATATATTTTTCATAGTAGTAATTTTAAGATGTTCTAACAGTTATCGTTAACACCTTCCCTGCTGCTGTCCATATTCCTTGCAAAGCAACTAAATTTGCATTACTTGCTCCACCCGTTGGAATCCCCATTGTCGCACCGGATAAGTTGATTGTACAATTAGCAGTTGGTGCATTGGTGGTATAATATAAATACATATTATGTAATAACTCATCTACTTTAGCAGTTGGTAAAGCATTTCCATCAAGTCTAAATTCTGTCATTGCCTTCCGAAACGTTGTGATATTCGAGGCTGAAGTAAATGTGTTTGGTGAATATGCTCTATAAATTAATTCATTTGTTGCGTGCGGGGTAATATTAGGTGAATTTCCTGTAAATTGATTTGTGTGCAGGAATAATTGAGTTAACCCCGATGGGAGTACCCAATCTGTAAGGTTGCCTGTAAATTGATTGGTGGACAGGTATAATTGAGTTAACCCCGATGGGAATACCCAATCTGTAAGGTTGCCTGTAAATTGATTTGTGTGCAGGAATAATTGAGTTAACCCCGATGGGAGTACCCAATCTGTTAGGTTTCCTGTAAATGGATTTGCGTTCAGGTATAATTGAGTTAACCCCGATGGGAGTACCAAATCTGTTAGGTTTCCTGTAAATTGATTTAAGTACAGGTATAATATAATTAACCCCGAGGGTAATGAGCCAAACGGAAAATTACTAATAAAAGTATTTGTATTTAAATCAATCCTTGTTATAGAAGAAAGACCGTCCACACTTGTATATATCAACCACCCATTTTTACAAGTATCAGGGGGTAAATTTGTTTGTACCCACTGATCGTATGATTTTCTCCCAAACCTCCAAACTCCTGTCCTTCCTGTTTTAGCCCATATTTTGGTTACCAAGGCAGTTGTTTTATTTGAATTGAAAAATACCATTGCAAAATCACAAGTTGTTTTTGCATATTTTGTATAAAAAGTATCTTGAATTGATTGAATACTAAATATATTAACTATTGTATCTTTTTGTGCTTGAGTATAAGTTCCGTAAGGTGAATTTATCAAGGCATAACTTGTCATCATAGTGAATGGCCATGTCCATGTTGTTGCACTGTCACTATTAGAATACTCACTTATTAATGCCCCTTTGTAAGTTTTTGCCCTATATTTATATCCTGTGCCGTAAGTTAATGAGCTATTTGTATAAGGAGATGTTACTGCTGCTAATCTTGAGAACGTGCCATTGAAAGCTCCCCGTTCAATTACTATACTGTCAACAGCCACACTTGTGATAGACATAGTTATAGTTGTACCAGCACTATCAGTAATCAGGATTGACGGAGTTTCTAGGGTTGCTGTATTACCTGAGCTAAACCCAAAACTCCCACCAATAGCTCCGCTAAAACCAACTGGGACATCCGGTCTTAATATCTGACTGAATCCTGCAAGTGTGATAAGAGTTAATATTATTGTTAATGTTCTTTTCATTTATTCAATTGGCATTAGTAATACTCTTGTTTTATACCTTGAAATGATAGTCAGTAGATGAATCTTTGTGTTTGTTTTCCCAGTTAGTGTAACATTTTCATCTGGAGCTAATATCCAGGGGCTTGTAGTATGTCCGTCATGAGATACGAATGAATCCCCGCTTACAACTGTTGAATCAGTAGACCAGCTCGGAGTAGCTACTACAACCACTGAAACATTATCTGCTTTTGTAACTACCATAGTATCTACACCAAGTGTAAATAAATAGAAACGTACTTCATTCTTTTGAGCCTGTGTACTTAGACTCATAATGACTAAACCTGCTATTACCATTAATTTTTTCATGTTATTCTGATTTATCTGTTATTTCATTTAGTTTTATTGATTAATTATCTACTACTACCAATTACTCTTGCTTCACGTTTAGCTACCAATTTAGAAAACCCTCCACTACTAGCATCCACTTGGTCTTTATATGTAGAAAAAGGGAAAAACCGGAACTCTTCAACATAATCATGATTCCATTCACCCCTTAATAATAATACATTCCCATTATTTACCTGTACACTGAATGGATCAGCCCTGAATATCTTATCTCCACTTGGTTTGTCTGGATTAGCTGAATACCCTAATAGATTTCTTGTGGTAGCTTCAGCACTTTCTTTACCCCCACTCCCAGGTTCTTGTTCATAGTAGATTTGTACGTTCTGTCCATCCACTTCAGCCGTTTCCCTAATAATCCTTTCCCGTTCTTCTGTGGCCCATTGTCCACGCTTTACATCACTTACAATTAGCTTACCATTGACTGTCCTATGCATCTTTACTCCTACCGTATAACAACCTGCCCCCTGACTCCCTGCTTTGTCCCAATATCGAACAGAAGCCATTAAAGTAACATCCATCGGCATACTATTTATATACTGGAAATGATCTACTTTAAACATACCTCCACCGGGGGGTGTTGGGTCTTGTCCTACCTGACCAGCATAACCATATTGACCTAACATGGCTTCCATATCATCTAACGTTTCCCAATTCAGTCTTTTTGGATCCAATAATTCATCTATATAATATTGGGCTAATTCTGGTGGGTTTAATTTCTTATGATAATTTCTTATTTCTCCGGGAAGGCATATATGTTTAATCTTTTTCATCAGTCTTGGATTAATCAATAAATGACCAGAAGGATCATCCTGATGTAGGCGTTGCATTATCATAATGGTAGGAACAATTGTTTTATCAGTTTTACGGGTAGATAATGTTTGACTGATCCATCTATTTGACTTTCTTAATTCAACTTCACTAACAGCTTTATTTGGATCAATAGGATCATCTACTAAAAGTACATGACCATGAAATCCTGTTAGCTTTCCTCCCACCCCTGTACTAAACCGGTTACCCCCGTTCAACTGTTGGGGAACCTTGTTAGGACGGCCCCAAATTTTTTTTATAACCTTATAATTTGACTTGTTGTCCTTATCTTCTTTTATGCCTAGTTCAGGGTACATCTGCTTGAACTTATCAGACCGAATTAAGTCCCTACTATACTCAGCACTCTCTAATGACAAATCAGCTGCGTAACTTCCTGTAATAAACCTCATCCAATACCACTTTGTCCAACACCATACAGGTAACATGATCATCACCAATATTGTTTTAGTCATACCGGGGGGTATGTTAATTAATAGATCATACAATCGTTTTTGATTATTTGCTACTCTATATATTACTATTTCTAATTCTTCACAGATATATGATACATGCCAATTATCAATAAAAGCATCATTGGAGACTTCACTCCAGAAATATTTTATAAAATGATATAAATGACGATTGTTTAACTCTCTTTGTATAGATAGAGGATTATGTAATGCTGTTAACATTAATTCCTTTTTTGTTTGGGTAGGTTGTATGTCAGTTTCTACTTGCATCTACAAATTGTCTTTCTCCTACTTTGTTTGTGGTGATTTGTATTCCTATTTTTTCCAGTAATGATAATTCTTCATCTGAAATACTAGAAAGGTCTATATGATGATTAATTGTTTCTGAATGTTCTGTTTTCATTATATCCATCCATTTGTCCCCGTGACGGGTTTTGAGTAGATAGATAGTAGCTGTGATGTTTGGTTGGATATGTTTGATTGTTCTTTTTTCTAATACATTTACATTGCCCCAGCGATCCATTACTTCCCTTTTCTCTACTTCTTCTACCTCATACCCTAACATTTGTTTATGTAAACTAGCTACTGCTTTAAGACTATCTATGAGACGGCCTTGCAGAAGGGCTTGTTTAAATTCAAAATATTTACGTTCATAGTTTTCAAATGTGCTTATGCTAATTTCATAAAATTCTGCTATTTCTTTGTTGGTAAGACCAAATTGAGCTAATTTATGGACTTCTTCAATCATACTTGCTTCAAACTTACCTTTTGGCCCTGGTCGTTTAGCTGTTTTATGTAATTTTGTTTTGATTGGTTTTATAGTGCGTTTCATAATGATCTGGATTGATTAAAATAATCATTAAATTTAATTTAAATTTTTTCATTAATAGGTATATTAAACCAATAATTATTTACTATTTTATATAAATTATTAAATATTAAGTATTTATAAACCAGTAAATTATAAACTATTTATAATATTTTTATAAAAAAAGTTATAAAAAGTTTGGTAATATCAAATATTATATTTAATTTTAATCATTGATTTAAAACAAACCTTACGTACATTGACATATTAGATAAGAGACTGGAGCTCAGGTACACAGAACCAAATCGGATTCTCCTGACAACGACAAAACAATCAAATGAAGTAGTTCACATCCAGACCAACTCCCGGGAATGCTCTTATCAAAACTCATAAATCTACAGTCTTCAGGTTAACTGATGAGGTCTAGTAAGACTGTAGAATCTTAGAAAATGACTGAAACAGTGGACTACTGACCTTGTTCTTTAGTCTTACTGTATTAACCAATAAATACTTAAATTATTATGATACAATTAACTATTAATGATCTTAAATTTATCATAAAAGAAGCTGAAGATATGAAACAAAAAGATTTAAGTCTATCAGATACAATCGAATTTGATGTCATAAAAACAACTGATTTACATTTAGGACATGATGAAGGAATTATTTTTATTAAATCCAGTTATTCTGATTGTAATAGTAAATTTATAACTCAGTTGTACTAATTCATTCACCGGGCTCTGCTACGATAGCATCCCGGTTTTGGTAATATAGAGTTTTAGTTTAGGGTTTGACCTGAGTCAGTTGTGAAAACTCATTCAGGTTTTTATTAGATTATTCACTGACAAATAAATATTATGTCAAAAATAATCATTGATTTTAACACCAAAGTAGCAATCCTCCCTGAAGGATTAACCGGAAAACAATTAAAACGTACATTAGATATGAATCAAATTGAATTTCCGCACCCAAAGAAAAGAAGAAGATTTACTGAAGAAGTAAAAGGGCTTCATAAAAAGCTTCGAGCTGCCATTCCTAAACGATTAATAGCAGTTCATTAATGACCGAAACTGAGGGCTTTTCCTCAGTATTAACCAAACCGGCTCTGCCCCACTGGATGATAGCTCAGTGAGGGATCAGGAACCCGACAGTCCGAATCTGTCCAGAGCCGCTGAATTTCTATTATTAACCTTTAAATATTTACAATTATGAATACTTTTTTACTTGCTGTAGTCGTTGTAGTAACTCTTTTAGTTTTTTGTTATTTAGTGAAAGATGTTACTCTGTTTGCAAAATGACCGAAATGAGAGTGGATTTTCCCTCTCATATTAACCAATAAATACTTAAATTATTATGAATAAAATTAAAGTTTTTAGAAGTTTATTAAAACAAGGTTTTTCAAAATTTCAAATACGTGGAGCTGACCTGTATGGAGCTAACCTATGTGGAGCTAACCTACGTGGAGCTAACCTGTATGGAGCTGACCTGTATGGAGCTGACCTGTATGGAGCTGACCTGCATGGAGCTGTCCTGTATGGAGCTAACCTACGTGGAGCTAACCTGTATGGAGCTGACCTATGTGGAGCTGACCTGTATGAAGCTGACCTGCGTGAAGCTGACCTGCGTGGAGCTAACCTACGTGGAGCTGACCTACGTGGAGCTGACCTGCGTGAAGCTGACCTGCGTGAAGCTGACCTGAGTGGTTTAAAAATAAATGAAAATACTTTCGGGGTAACTATTAATTGTCCTGAAGAAGGATCGTTTATTGGATATAAAAAATGTGACAGTGTTATTGTAAAATTATTAATTCTTGAAGATTCTAAAAGAAGTTCAGCAACAACATATAAATGTAGAGCATCTAAAGTAAAATGCTTAGAAATTGATAATGGAAATAAAACTGAAATTTGTTCAAATTATTCTCCATCTTTTACTTATAAAGTTGGAGAAATAAGTGAAGTGAATAATTTTGATGAGAATAGATGGCATGAATGTTCTACTGGAATTCATTTTTTCATGTCTAAAGAAATGGCTAAACAATATGACTGACCGAAATACCAGACAAAGTTCTGGTATATTAACCAATGAACCAATTAAATATATGAAAAAACTACTTGCCACAGCAACCCCAAACGTCAGCTATGTACATTATTCTAATTTTATAGGATTAACTATACAAGCCGTGTTAATTAATGATCAGGTACGTTACTATGAAGTACATGCTGATAATATTGAATGGAGGGTTCCACTCAAAGAAGAACTTGTGAAAAAACTATTTTTTGCTAATACTATCATAAAACACCAACCTTTCTTATTGAAAGAGAATAAACAATTCACGATTGTCCTTTTGAGACATCGGAGAAGGTATACTGAACAGTTTGAAATTATGAAAACCAGCAGTACTAAATCTAAATTTAAAAGAACAAAGTAAATGGTCTATCATAAAATAATGGTTAAAACAGCCTCTATTGGGAAATATAAGAATGGAACTAACATTATTATCATTCGTTTTCCATATAATAATGAAACCTTAAATCAGGTTCGTTCTATACCTAATCGTAAGTATCATTCTGAGAATAAATGTTGGAGTTGTCCTGTAAACAATGAGAATGTTGAATTGTTAAAATCATTTGGCTTTATTTTTAAAGGAGAATTAATTAATAAACTAACAACAAATAAACCTATTCCAAAAATTGATTTAACTGGGTTTAATATCCCTCTTTATGAATATCAAAAAGAAGGGGTAATAGCAATAGAACGAAGAAATGGTAGGATCTTAATAGCTGATGAAATGGGACTTGGTAAGACTGTTGAAACGTTAGCTTGGTTATATATTCATCCTGAATTACAACCTGTAATTATAATCACGCCAGCTTCTGTTAAATACAATTGGATGCGAGAAGCTCAAAAATGTTTAAACAATCCTTCTATTCAAATCCTTTCAGGCAGTGATACCAACATAGAAATCATTGGTAAAATAATTATTATCAATTATGACATTCTTCATTCTTGGGTACATAAACTTCGTTCTATCAATCCAAAAGTATTAATCCTAGATGAATGTCACTATATTAAAAACAATAAAGCTAAGCGCACTAAAGCTGTAAAAATGCTTAGTAAAAATAAAAAACATATCATAGCTCTTTCAGGGACTCCAATAGTTAATCGACCAATTGAAATTTTTAATACAATTAAGTTGATTGATCCTGATTTGATGTCTAATTATTGGGAATTTGGACATCATTATTGTAATGCTAAACATAATGGTTATGGATGGGATTTTAATGGATCCAGTAATACTGAAGAACTTCATCAACGTTTAGTTAATTCTATTATGATTCGACGTTTGAAGAAAGATGTATTGAAAGACTTACCTAATAAAACCCGTTCTTTTATTCCTATTGAATTGGATAATGAAACAGAGTATATTAAAGCCCAATCTGATTTTATAGCTTATATCAGAATTACAAAAGGGGAATCAATAGCTCGTAAAGCTGAAATGGCTGAAACATTAACAAAAATTGAAGTATTAAAACAAATAGCCGTTCGAGGTAAAATGAAACAAACAATTCAATGGATTGAAGATTTTATTGAATCTGGTCAAAAATTAGTTGTTTTTGGAACCCATCGTTTTGTTATAGATGAATTAATGAACCATTTTAAAAACATAGCTGTAAAGGTAGATGGTTCAGTGACTAGTTTAGATCGTCAAAAAGCAGTAGATGAATTTCAAACCAACCCTAACATACTTCTTTTTATTGCTAATGGTCAGGCTGGAGGAATAGGGCTTACTCTAACGACTGCTTCTAATGTAGCTATAATAGAATGTCCCTGGACCCCTGGTGAATTAGAACAATGGATTAATCGAGTACATCGTATTGGTCAATTAGAAAAAGTAACAGCTTATTTTCTCTTAGCCATGAATACTATTGAAGAAAAAATTGCTGAATTATTAGATAAAAAACGTAAAATACTCGATAGTGTTTTAGATGGGAAAGTAACAAAATCAGAATCATTATTAACAGAATTAATTAAATCATATGGAGAATATTAAATTGATTAAAAAAATGGCTTGGTCATTTCATCAGACCACAGGACTTGAACTTGAAGAACTATTTCAAGAGGCTGCTCTAGCCTATTGTGAATCTTTAAGTACTTATAAACCGGAACGTGGTAGAATTTCTACTTATGTTTGGACTTGTATACAAAACCACTTGAAGAATTATCTGAAAAAACAATTAAGGAAAAAATCTATGATGATTCCTTTTACTGATATTTCTATTGAGGATGAAGGAGAATCTGTTGATAAATTATTTGAAAAATTAACAGAGGACACCCAGGAAATTGTTAATGAAATACTTCATTACCCCTCTATTTTTAAACATTTGAAAGGGGATAAAGCCATTAACAATATTATCCATATTATGATGGTAGATTACCATTGGCCAAAGGAAAAGGTATGGTTTAGTATTAATCAATTACGTTATATTTTTAGTTAAATTGTATAATTAATAAAAAGAAAGCTATGAAAGAAAAATTTGAAGATCGTAAATTAACTGGTTCCATAAAAGTTAAATTATCTCGTAATGATATTAACAATGGATACTGGATTACAGATAAATTTGATATTATATCCAAATTAATTAGTATAGTTACTTTTTATACTGCTGCTGGATATAAATTAACCTTACGTCAATTATATTATCAATTAGTTGCTAAAGATTGGATCCCAAATGATATGGTTGTTTATAATAAATTATCTGCTTTATTAGATGATTGTCGATATTCTGGGGAAATTGATTGGGATGCTTTTGAAGATAGAGGAAGAGTCCCATACACACCATATTTTGAAGATTCAATTACCTCTGCTTTAGAAAGGACTAAAGATTTTTATTCTTTGGATAAAAGAAAAAACCAACCTATTTATGTAGAATTATGGACTGAAAAAGACGCTATTAGTTCTATCCTAAAAAATGCAGTACATGATTTTACAATTACTGTAGGAATTAACAAAGGATTTGCTTCTTCAACTGCTATTTATGCTGCTTATAAACGATTTATTAAAAAAATATTATTAAATCACCAAAAAGTAGTTATTCTTTATTTTGGGGATCATGATCCAAGTGGGTTAGATATGGTTAGAGATATAAAAGAAAGGTTAGAATTTATGATGTCTCATGGGACTAATCAATCTGCATTTTTAAAACTTTGTGGAACTAATGAGATTAAAGATTTATTATATGAATATGATTTAATTAATCAGTATAATGACAATGGAGATAGAGAAAAGATGAGATCCCTTATTACTTTAGCAATTGTAAAAAAATACTTTGAAGTTAAACATATTGGACTTACTAAAGAACAAATTGAAGAGTATAATTTACCCTCAAATCCAGCTAAATTAACTGATCCAAGAGCTGTTAAATATATTAAAAAACATGGAAATATATCTTGGGAAGTTGATGCTTTACAACCAGACGCTCTTGAAAGAATAATTACTGAAAATCTGAATACAATAATTGATCAGAGTATTCTTGATAATATTTTAGAACAAGAGGAAAATGATCGAGATAAATTAGGAAAAATAATTGATAAAATTAAAGAATGAAATTAGACATCCTTAATCTCTTTCAGGACTATAACATAGAGTACCATACAGAAGGACATCCACACTGTCGTCCCGGGTGGGTTAATATTGAATGCCCTTTCTGTGTAGGTAATCCCGGATATCATCTTGGGTTTAATCTTTACGGAGATTTTTTTACCTGCTGGCGATGTGGGGGAAAGAGTAATGCTACTGTAATAATGAAACTACTCAATTTAGGCTATAAAGAAGCCCTACAAATCATTAAAAAGTATAGTAGTGGTAGTAATATACTCTCTCCTCAACCCCAGCTTAAAATCAGACGTAAAGCATTTAAATTTCCAAGCAATACCGTTCCACTACTCCCCTCACATAAACAGTATCTTGAAGGACGAGGTTTTGATCCTGATTTGATAGAACGATTGTGGGATGTTCAATCTACCGGGCCAATATCTCATTTAGATAAAACAGATTACCGACACCGGTTAATTATCCCTTATTTCTGGGATAATTCAATAGTTAGCTTTCAGAGCCGGGATGTTACAGATAAACATATGGCTCGTTATATGGCTTGTCCATCTGATCGAGAATTGATACCTCATAAAAGTATCCTGTATGGTAAACAATCTGAATGGGGGGATACCGGAATATGTGTTGAAGGACCAACCGATGTGTGGCGTTTTGGTGTTAAATCATTTGCTGTAAGTGGTATTAAATATACATCAATTCAAGTCCGGGAAATAGCTAAAAGATTTAAACAAATAATTATTATATTTGATCCTGAAGTACAAGCTATAATTCAAGCATATAAACTATCCAAATCATTAAACATGAGAAATGTTGAAACAATTATGATTAAATTGGATAAAGCTGATCCTGGGGAGATGAGTCAAAAAGAAGCTAATTATTTAGTTAAACAATTAATAGAATAGAAATAATGGAATGGTATAAAACACTTGATATTCATACTAAAATAAACGCTAAAGTTTATTTTGAGTTATTAACTGGAATTAAATTTGAAGATTTATCCATTCTTTTTTCTTTAAGAGAGAGAATGGATATAATGTATGATAAATTGAAAATTGAAGGATTTGAAATTAAATAACATTTAAATAAATAAAAACTATGAAAACAATCATTAAATTTTTCGTTTTACTATACTTAAATATAGTTAATTACTTCAAGAAACAGAAAGAAGTCACTGAAAGGTATTATTCAGCAGAAGATTTAAAACCAAAACCAGTAAAAGTTCTTGATAAGCTACGTCAACCAATTAACCCCAATCCAAAGCCTAACAATCGTAAAGTTACTCGTGGCCGAAGAATTCAGGAGGTAAAATATCAAGATGGTTCAAGTCGTTTTATCCTTCATACTATTTGATTACCAGTATGTTAAAAAATAAATTTTTTTATTTAAATTATTTATATTATCTTTACCAATTCATTAAAAAATACTACAGTGCAGTGTATATTAATTACATGGTTTTATTGGTTAGTTAGGTTAGATAATGATCAACCGATGGGGAGTAGGTACTGCACTACCGAAACTCATCGGTTTTATTTTTTAAATAAATCATGAAACGATCTAAACAAATAACTTATCATTACCCAGTAGAAGATGAGCCTATTGTTCTCTCCAAATATCTTATGGATACTTTTCTTAAATCTAAATACCCAGCTGATCTAATAAGTCTTTATAGTTTCTATTACTACACAGCTAAATGGCAAAAAACAAATCAACCAAAAGCAACTGATAATTATTGTATGTTGGGGCTTAAATGGGGATATGATAAACTTCAGAGAACTCAGAAAGAATTAATAAAATTAGGACTAATCAATAAAGTAAGAGTAACCAATGAATTTGGTAGAGTTACTGGTTGGTTTATTCATGTCCATTTTTTATGGAAAACCAATGTGAACCCACTAAAGACAATACCAAAACCAGAACACTTAAAACCAGAACACTTAAAACCCAGAACTGGGAAACAAAAGATAAATGCTTTAAGTTCTAATAATATAAATGCTTTAAAAACTAATAATAAAAAAAGGGATTTTTTGGATGATAATTTTCCTACAAAAAAGTTTCATAAAAAATGGGATGAGTGGAAACAATACAAAAAAGAAGAATTTAAATTTACTTATAAAAGCACCATCTCAGAAAATGCAGCATTAACTGAATTAAAGAATCTCTCCCATGAAAATGAATTTATAGCCATTCAAATAATAGATCAATCTATTTGTAAAGGTTGGAAAGGATTATTTGCTTTAAACAATAATAATTTTAATAATTCTGATGGGAGTGTCAATCTTGACTTAGCTCCATTACCAGATAAATTTACTAAACAATAATAATATGAGATCATTAATTGGACAAGTAGTATGGGTATTATTAATCTTACTAAGTGCAGGATTAATAATCACCGGGTTTATTTTTTGCCCTTGGATTACTCTCATCGTGGTCATAGTTATGTGTGCTGTTGAATTCTACTTAATGATTAAGAATGCTACAGAAATCCATAAAGATGTATGATTGAAAGAAAAATAGTAATAGCATTAATTACCTCAACTGAATACCTACAGAAGATGCAAGGGGTATTAACTCCCTCTGTACTTTCTGATCCTGTAGCCAAACGATTAACTGAGTGGTGTCTGGAATACTTCAATAAGTACAAGAAAGCTCCTAACCGGGATATTGAAGCTATCTACTTCCAAAAGTTAAAGACTGATCGTAGAATGTCTAAGGATATAGCAGAAGAGATAGAACAGGATATTCTACCCAGTTTATCTGAGGAATATGAGCAGCAAGGTTTAAATCTGGATTATATAACCACTCAAACTGAAAACTACATACTAGAGAGAAAACTATTGGAATTTAGTGCTATCATAAAAAGTCAGGTCGAGGAAGGTAATTTATTAGAAGCTGAAAAACTAGCTTCTGATTTTCATCCTCCCCTTCGTCGACAGGAAACAGGTATTAGTCTTAATGATGAAAGTTCTTTAAATAAGATTGAGGAAGCTTTTAACACATCTGTGCAGCGTTTGATTCGTTACCCTCGTCAACTGGGTGAGTTCTGGAATGATCAGTTAGTACGGGATTCCTTTGTAGCTTTAATGGGGATTGAAAAACGTGGTAAGACTTTTCTACTAATGGATATTGGAATGCGGGGGGTTAAACAAGATCGACGTGTTGCCTTCTTTCAAGCTGGGGACATGTCCGAAAAACAGCAATTAAGACGTATAGCTGTTTACATAGCTGGTAGAAGTAACATGAAAAAATATAGTGGAAAGATGTATGAACCTGCTCGGGATTGTGTTTTTAATCAAACAGATAATTGTGACAAGGATGAAAGAGAATGTAATTTTGGAGTATTCCCAAAGAAAAGTGAAAATGATATTAGAAACTCCATTACTGCAAAAGAGATAAAAAGTGCTTTTAAAGAAAATCCTAAATACAGTCCATGCTGGAATTGTAAACAATATGAATCTAATAATTGGGGAGCCGTATGGATTAAAGAAGTTGATACAGGTAATCCATTAACTAGTCGGGAAGCCAAAGTAATTTGGGAAGAGTTTTTTATTAAACATAACCGACAGTTTAAACTTTCTACTCATGCTAATGGGACCCTTTCAGTAAGTCAAATAAAAACAATTTTGGATATTTGGGAAAAGCAAGAGAATTTTATACCTGATATAATTGTCATTGATTATGCTGATATTTTAATTGATAACACCATTAATGAATTTCGACATAAACAGAATAAAATTTGGATGGACTTACGAGGGTTGTCTCAGGAGAAGAGTTGTCTGGTGGTTACAGCCACACAGACAGACGCAGACAGTTATAGTAAAGATATTCTTCGGATGGAGAACTTCAGTGAGGATAAGCGAAAGTATGCCCATGTAACAGCTATGTATGGTTTGAATATGGATCATAAGGGTAGGGAAAAGGAATTGGGTATTTTACGTATCAATGAAATAGTAATCAGGGAAAGTGATTTTAATAATCAAACGCAGGTGCATGTACTGCAGAATCTCAGACGTGGTCAGCCTTGTTTAACTTCATATTGGTAATATGTGGAATAAAGAAACCGTTAAACCTTTCAAAGGTCAGTTAGTAATGTTACATAAACAATATAAAGAAATTGCTGATGAAATCACTGGGGAGATTGTTGCTTTAACTTCTAAGTTTATAGTATTTGATGTAAATAAAGAAGGAAAAGAAATTATGGTTTCTTATGATAGAATCATTAGTATTACAAAATTAAAATCAAATTTTTGGGTTAAATTGTATAATTATATAAAAGGAGGTTAATATGTTTAAAATTAGAAAAGAATTTCATTTTAGTGCATCTCATCAATTAAGTGGGTTACCGGAAGGACACCCATGTGGTAGATTACATGGTCATAATTATATTATTATTGTTGAATTGTCTTCTGAAACATTTGATGAAACCGGGTTTGTAGAGGATTATGGTCAATTGAATGATATTAAAGAATTTATTGATGATATTCTAGATCATAATCATTTAAATGATATTATGACAGACAATCCTACGGCTGAAAATATAGCTGAATTAATTTATTGTACTTTCATAAAAAACCATCCACACCTCTCCGGTATAGGAGTAAAAGAAACTCCAAAAACAGAAGCATGGTTTTATAAAAACTAAAGATATGGTAAAACAAATAATCAAAGCTAATCCGGATTTTAAAAAACCAATTCCTTTAGAGGAGAATTTTCTTAACATTTCTGAATTCTTTTATGATACCATTCAGGGAGAAGGAATAAACATTGGAATGCCCGCTGCTTTTTTAAGGGTGCAAGGATGCACTCAATCTTGTATATGGTGTGATACAAAAGAGGTATGGAGGTTTGGTAATCCTTATACGTTCAATGAATTGTTTGAATTAATTGATGAAAGTGATTTAGTAGATAAGTTAAATGGTGGTCAACATCTTGTTTTAACTGGCGGAAGTCCATTACTACAAGAAAGACAATTAACCAGATTCATTCAGTTATTCATTGATCAGTATGGATTTAAACCATATATTGAAATTGAGAATGAATGTACTATAATGCCGGGTAGTATATTTCCATATATTAATTGTTGGAATAATTCACCAAAATTAAATAATTCAGGAAATCCATATAATTTAAGGTATCAACCAGATATTATAAAAACATTGAGTCTGTTTCCTAATTCTTATTTTAAGTTTGTAGTTACCAATATGGAAGACTGGAAAGAGATATTTGAGTATTTTCTACAAAATTCATTAATTAAAAAATCTCAAATTATTCTAATGCCCCAGGGAGCTACCAGAGAAGAACTTGAAAAGAATAGAGAATTTGTAATTAATTTAGCTATTAAAAATAATGTTAGATATTGTACTAGAGAACACATCGTTGTCTGGGATAAGAAAACAGGAGTGTGAACTTTTATAAAAAAAGTTATAAAAAGTTTGGTAAATTGAATTATTATATTTAATTTTAATCATTCAATTATCAACTAACATTTTATGACCATGAAAACACTAATCAGACTAAAAATTGAAAACATCTTAAACTTAGATTCTGTTCATTCTTATTGTTTTATTGATCCTCGTAAAAATGGAGTAAGAATGAAATTTGCTTTTACTTCACCCGCTACTTTATCTCAAATATATGAAATTAAATCTCTTTCTTCTCATATTATTAAAGTTGGATATTCAAAAAGTAAAAAATTAGATGAATTATATTCAACTATACCAGGAGTAACAGTCTATCTTGATTGTTCTACAAAATTGATTATGTAATTTTAGATCACTTCAAATTAGCCCTGCTGGATTCGTCCTCAGGGCTTTTGGTAGTGTAAGAAATTTTATTTTTAAATATTAATTAATTTAAATTTTAATCAAAATGAGTAAATTAACAATTGACATTTTAACAGCAGCTATGGTAGAACTAATTGATGTTCTCGGATTAGTAGATGAAGATGCTAAGGGTAAAGAAATACCTTTAAAAGTAAGCAAAAATGAGGATAAACTTACTGTACAAATTAAAGAAGCGTCGAAAGAAATCACAGAAAATGACGAGCTTTCAGAAGAAACGCTTGCTACATTACAAAAGTTAGGTATTTGGATTAATCAGGATGAAGATGAACCTGAAGAAGATGAAAAATCGGTAAAGAAAGGTAAAAAAACTGTAAAAGTTGAGGAAGAAGAGGAAGAAGAAGAGGAAGAAGAAGAGGAAGAAGAAGAGGAAGAAGAAGAGGAAGAACCGGTTAAAAAATCCTCAAAAAAGAAAGTTGAAGAAGTAAAACCTGATGAAGACGAGGGGACTGATGAGGATGATGAACCAGTCAAAAAAGTAGTAGGTAAAAAATCAATTCCGGCCAAAAAGGTAAAAGAACCAGATGAGGATGATGAACCGGTAAAGAAAACAATTGTAAAAAAACCTTTGGTAAAAAAAGTAAAAGCTGAAAAAGTACCATCACCTTATGGAACATCTGTTGATGTTATGTGTACTGATCCAAACATGTCTTATGAGGATCTTTTGAAAAAAGTTGCTAAGAAAGGTATTAATGTTAATTCAGGGGCATCTGCAATCAGAACTGGGTATGGCACTGTTCGTAAAATCTATTCTTTACTAAAAGAAAATGATTTGGTAAAGTGATTAAGGCGTGAAAATCGTGCGTGGGGGCTTCTTTAGCCCCCGGTTCACTAAAAAATAAAAATTTGAAAAATATACTTTCTTGTATTCCTAGACAGATGACTGATACACAAGAGAAACTCAATTGGTTAGAGACTCAATGTGAAATAAATCACCCTGATATTCTATGTACTCCACAAGAGTTTTTTGGTGGGGCTGTAATGATGAAACATAAACGAGATTTTAAATTTGAGGAGTTATTTCCAAAACTATCTTCAATTTCCAAAAAGTATAATACTGCTTTAATTGTTGGGGTTCAGCAAAAAGATGATAATAATCAAAATAGAACAGCTATTTGGTTTATCAATGAAAATGGTGAATATCTAGGTAGGGTTTGTAAATTTGCATTACCAAGATATGATCATATTGATACAAATGGGTTTGGTAATGTAACTCCTGAGAATGACTTTGAAAATCGTTTTAAGGTATTTAAACTCCATGATCTTTTTGTTTCAGCTATGTTTTGTTGGGAAGTTTATAGTGATATATTATGGACAGGATTAGGTATTATGAAACCTGATTTAGTGTTTAGTCTAATTAAATTTGGACCTAATGCTTGGCCCAAAGTTGAAAAAATAAAAGGATTGAACACAGTAATTGGATTTGGTTACGGTCGATGGGCAGAAACAGATGATGGTGGTTGGATAGATCGTTTAAAAATGGCTAATATATGGCAAGTGAAATGTCCAATAGTCTGCTCAACTAATAGTTGGAATCTAAATCCACGTTGTATGCCTCTATGTGGGATAATATCTGGAATTGATGGACAGGCACCAAACGATATTTGGTACCCAAGAAAAGAAGATAAACTGAAAGAAATCCCTGAAGTTATTAAAATAACAGAAATTGATAAAAATGCTATCAGAGCAGCTTTACAAAATAAATTTATTTATAAAGATTTAACAGGTCAATTTCCACCTATGTCTTTAGGGAAATACACAATGCATTTAAAGATAAATCGTATTGAGACAAGGATACTTAAAGGAACGGAATCAAAGAATAAAACAAATAGAAAAGGATTTTTTAACTAAATATTTAATTATATGAATAAACTTTATATAACATGGGATGAAGTCTTTAAAAGACTTGAAACTATTGATATGTCTGGAGTCACAATTTATGGAGTCCCAAAAGGTGGAATGATCTTAACTGCTTTTTTGAAAAATGCAATAGTTACTCATGATCCAGAGAAAGCAGATTTAATTCTTGATGATATTATTGATTCAGGCAAAACTAAAAGATCATATAAAAAACCATTTCATACCCTTTTTAATAAACAAACAGAAACTGAATTAAAAAATAAATGGATTGTTTTCCCTTGGGAAGCAGACCACCCCGGTGAAAAAGAAGACTCTATTCAACAAAACATAGTAAGGCAATTACAATACATTGGTGAAGATGTGGCCCGGGAAGGATTAATTGAGACCCCAAACAGAATTGTTAAAAGCTGGGGTAAATTATTTGAAGGTTATTCCAAAGATCCAAAGGACATTCTCACCGTTTTTGATGCTGATGGATATGATGAAATCATTCTTCTTAAAGATATTGAAGTTTATAGTTTTTGTGAACATCATATGCTACCTTTCTTTGGTAAAGCTCATGTAGCATACATACCCAGTGATAAAATAGTAGGTATATCTAAACTAGCTCGTTTAGTAGATATTTATGCTAGACGCTTACAAATACAGGAGAGAATAGGGGATCAGGTAACAACTACTTTAATGGAGTTATTAAAACCTAAAGCAGCTGCCTGTATTATTGAAGCTAAGCATACTTGTATGTTAATGCGGGGTGTTGAGAAACAGAATT